GCCTTCGTCAAATGATGCTTGACCTATTTTTCTAAATCTTTCTCTATCTTCTGGGCTACCATAGCAATTTCATTTGCATTAAGAACATCTTGACCAAGATTGTTCATTGTTTCTGGTGCGCCAGTGTATGTTCTTGTTTGAAAACCTTGACCACTGTCTTTAAATTCAAATCCATCGCCAGCATAAAACCATATCTACTAACTTGACCAAGTGCGCCTTTGTCACCATCCATAGATACTGGATCGATACTTAAATCTTTTGGACGAAATCTTGGAGTTTGTGATGATTTGTTAAGTGAATCAATATATCTTCTACTTATATCGTAATCATCTTGTTGAAGCTGTAATGTTCTAGCATTACCACCTGTATTGTCTTGTTGCATGTAAACAGGAGATGAAGTTTCAAATACTGAAGGAGTAGAAGTTAGCTCACTAGGCTCTGGCCCATCTGATCCCGCATATTCTAAATAAGGACGATCTTTTCCAACAAACTGAATATTGTTTAGAGTATCAGTTACTGAAGGAGTAGAAGCAATAACACTAGGAGGGGGAGATGATGGTAAAGATCCATAATTTACAACAGGGAGTTACGATCTCGTCTATCTCTCGATGTATTTACTACTGTTGCATTTGGTGGAGTCGTATATACTGGCTTTGGTGCAGAGAAAGTTGCCGCCGCACCTTTTCTATCTGCCCTTGATCCTCCGCCACTACTCGCCGCGCCTGAACTAGATCCACCTGAACCACCACCACCGAAGCACATAAAAACTGGATTCTTTGGAAATAAATTACTGATCATAATTCTACGCTCTCATAGGTGGTTGATTTGGTTGCCCCGGCATAGGTGGCTGTTGTGCTTGTGGCATTGCGCTTGCAAATGCGCCTAACGCACCTACATCTCCGCCGCCTGCCATTCGACGCTTTATTTCCATTACTTTATCAACCAGATATTTGTTCATGTCAATTGGTTGCTGACCCCCACCTTGGGAGGGTAGTGGGGGCGCACCTTGTGGTCTTTCTTGTGGTAAACCTCCAAAAGCCGCAGGATTTATTGGTGGCAAGTTATACTGTGGGGGGTACATTCTTCATTGCCTCCATTTGAATTTTAGCATTATTTTTTTCTCGTTCTAGCTGTAGGTCTGCCTCCAACTTAGTGATCTTGGCTTGCATGTCAGCTTGCGCCTTCGCCATTTCGATCTCCATGTCTTGTCTCGCTTCAGCTTGTTTGATCTCGATGTTTGATTTGGCTTTAGCTTGATCCGCTTGAATTTGTGCTTGCGTTCTAGCTTTGAGTGCTTCGGTTTCAAGTTTAGCAAGTTCCTGTGCATATTGCAGTGGATTGCCTTGCTGACCTTGTTGTCCGCCCATCATGCCTTTCATTGCCTCGATTTGTTTCATCTGAGGTGATGCCTTCACAACTTCAGCCGCACGTTGGCTGATTAGACGATCCATCTCTGGATCTACTTCTGCAAACTTAAATTTAGGATCTTTGAAGTCTGGCAACATCGGCATAGGCATATTGATACTTGCCTCCATGCGTTGACGATAGAGAAGCGCAATGTGTTCTGCGATATGTGCGATTAATACAGGTTGCATAGCTTTCGCACCAGGATTTCCTGCCAACGACGGATCTTGCAAGAACTGCATGTGAACTGCAATGTGTGCATCGTGATCTTGCTCTGGGAATGCACGAATACCTTTGCCGTACAATACGCTCATATTCTCGTCAATTGGATCCATTTGCACAGCTTCTTCTGGCTTCTGCAATATTTGATCTATGTTCGGAATCCGAAGTGCCTCGTACATACGTTTGTATGCCTCGTATAAATCATGGAATTGTGGAGCGGATCGTGACATCTCCAAACAGCTTGTGCTTGTGCAATGCGCTGTGCTGTTGAGAATATGTTTGGATCACTAACTGGTATGATATCAATTCGATCATCAAAGTCAGTTCGATAAATGATATCATCCGCACCAGCTTGTGAGAAACTAAACTCGTCAGGTAAATTTTCAGCGTTTAGATCTGCCAGTAATTTAAACTCTTGACCTTGTGCGTAATGCAATCGCTTGTGTATCGCACTGAATGCCTTCGATCCTTGCTCGATCAACGCAACAGTTGAACCAACAGGTGCATTCGGATTTACATCTCCGACATTTAAATCTGCCGTACTTGCAAATCTCTGCCCAGCGTCAACCATAAAGCCTAGCAAATTAAACAGAGATCCACTTGGCTCTTTAAACGGCAATGGCATAATAGCTTTGTTGATATCATCAACTGTACTGTCGATATCATTAAACTCGCCTGGACTAATCTGCATGTCGCCACCTTGGACGCGACCACGCAATTTAAATCCACCTTGCATGTTGCTGAATGCGGCACTGTCTAGCAATGCACGCAACGATCCAGTCGCCGCTTTACCCAAACCACCAATCATGTGGTACAAGCCAAATCCATAGAACCCTAAACCTGGCAAGAACTTGTATGACACAAACCAATCTCGGCGTTGCTTCATTTCATCGTCTTGTTTCCAGTTGCGTCTAATGCTCACAACATTTTGGTTTTCGTAGTCAATTGTGATCACATACGGCAATGCAACTGCATTATCGTCAGATTCGCCATCAACCATTTCTTCGCCATCGAATCCGTCAAACAAATCGTACACATGCATTTCGAGCAGTGTCATTACATCATCGTTGCTATCATCGTATTCATCGACGCCTTCAATCTCGCCAATTACATCACCTGATGGATCAATCGTATCTCCGCCAGCATACTTAGTCGGCAAGTAATATCCGTTCTGCACATAACGATTAAATTCGTTCTTTGGCATACGAATGATATGCGTGTATCGTGGCGATGTGTATAAATCTTTACTTTCTGGTGCTACCACAAAGTCTTCTGCCTTTACAAAACTACTGCATTGGCGATCCATGTTTACATCCCACCAAACCTTCTTGAAGGTATGACCGATTAACGGAAGGTGAAATAGCATCTGATCTAAGTCAGGGAAATACTCAGGCATTTCCTGAGTGATTTGGTAATTCATAAACTCACGAACACGACGACCTTGCTCTTCTAGCTCTTCATCTGGGTTGCCTATGATTACAGATTTAACTGGCCCACCTGATGGGTAAAGCTCTGCAATTGCCTTCGCATTGAATTGAGTTGCCGCTTCAGCGATTAACGGATGCACTACAACTGAAAGTCCGCGTGTGCCACGTTCATCTTCGCCTTCGTCAAGTCCGCCATCTGGATCGAGCGTCTTCAATCCTTCTTTGTAGCGTTCTTTCCACTCTGACCGAGCTTCTTCGTCATTTTCGTAATAACCTACAAGTTCTTGCGCTTTTCGTGCGAGATCTCGTTCTTCCATCTGTTCAGCTAAGTTGGAATCAAATTCTGCGGCATCTGCCTCGTCCATTGCATCTAACTCTGGGTCACCAATCAGAACATCGCCATCTGCAAGCTCCTCGATCATTAACTCATCACTAGGTGCGCCTTCAGCAAATGGTATAATATTTGGGTCAGCCATAGAGGGTAATCCTTTGTTTTTCTACTGGCTCGTCGTCTTCAGGGTCTTCACTGTGACCAACAAACCATCCTTTTCGTAAACGCAACCAAGCCTGTGTACAAGTATCAACAACGTCATCGTTGGGGTGTGCAGGAAAGGCCGCGCATATGTCTATTAAATCTTTAGCCCATTTTCGATCAGAAGGGTAGTAAATTCTTCCGTCTTCTAAAAGTGCGCTCGATGCGTGCGCTCTGGCTTCCTTATCTCGGTCAGGAGAATAAGCTAAAACTGGTATCCCAGCCATGCGTAAATCTTGCAGTAGAGATTGACCTGACGCCTTCTTCTCGATCAACACAGCGTCTGGCTCCCAATCTTCGTAAGACTCTTGTGCAATGCGCCTTAACTCTGGGTAGCTCACCTTATCGTACCAAGCCTCCAATACAATCGCACACATTGCGCCTTTGTGTCTAAATACACCCCAAGTTGTTCTGGCACTAAAGCTAGAGCTTTCCTTGGCTTCGAATGCAGTATCCCATGACTGAAGAACATATTCTATCTCTGGTAAGTCTGGCTTTTCCCAAGGAACCCACCACGATGCTCTCAGGATACCACCACCTTTTGGCGATGGCCTTTGCTGTAACTGACCAGCAGATGCATAAGAACCAAGAGATCGCTCCAGAGTTGATAAAGTTTTCTCGTCAATTCTTTCAGGCCACAGCAACTCACCTTCCTTTGTTCTTGGATCAGTAAACCCAAGTGACGACTTCATTGGATTCGGCGCACCCACTTCGTAACGAGCAGGCAACATTAGGTGATCCCATTCATCACCAAGTTGATTTGCCAAGACGTGACCTGTCAGATCCTGTTCGTGTAGCCTCTGCATAATAATTATAAATGCACCAGTCTGCGGATCGTTTAGTCGTGTCTGCATAGCCTGATCCCACCAATCTAGTACACCTTCACGAACTTTAGAACTATCTGCCTCCACAGAGTTGTGTGGATCATCGATGCATATGATGTCGCCACCATCACCAGTTAACGCACCACCGACTGACGTTGCGATTCGATAGCCTGTCTTATCATTCTCAAATCTCTGCTTTTGGTTTTGATCGCTTGTCAAACTAAATTTGTCATTAAAGTGATCTTTGTACCACGGACTGTCGATTAACCTTCTACACTTCGTGCTATCTCTGATCGACAAGGAGCTTGCGTAAGATGCATAGAGAAACTTTTTGTGAGGTTGGTGCGTCCAAGTCCAAGCTGGCAGAGCAACAGCCACGCTGATTGACTTCATGTGTCGAGGTGGCACGTTTATGATCAGGCGTTTAATGTCGCCTTCGACTACAGCCTGAAGGTGATCACTGATCGCATCGATGTGCCAGTTGTTCTTGAAGGGAACGCCAGGTTCAATCGTAGGCCAACTAGCCTTCGTAAATTCCCTCAATGATCTGCGATACTTCTCCGCTCTCACCTGTTCCAACGTCAGTCCTGCTAAATGCGTCCTCAATTGATTTGAGCTGATCATCTGGTATCCTTGTTAAATCTATGACGTGTTTCTGTTCGACAGTGGTTGCAACCTCTTGCTTGTCCACCCACCCAGCTCTGTTCTTCAGGAAGAAGATCATCGCTGTATTGTCCCTATCAATCGTGGCCTTTTCAAAGAGAGCGTTAGTCACGGCATCTATGCCACGAGCCTGACCTCTTTTTATAGCATCCGAAAATTCCGAATTTTCTGACTGATGAAGCATGAAAGTTGACAGTGAAACGCCTAGCATTCCAGACGCCTGTTCTTTCGTTAATCCCTTGGTCATAAGATTTTCTACGTTAAGCAAAACTTCATCGGTGATCTCGAACTTCGGTCTGCCGACTGGATTTTTAGTTTTGACATCTGACATAGTGTTGACCTTTCTTTTCAGTGGTTAGCTGTATTTAACAAAATATAGCCTAACTCTTAAAAAAAGAAAAGTATCAGATCAAAAATCTATTTATGTCATTTATGGCATATTTATGGCATATACCAAATCTGCCATAATTCATCTACTCTATACTCCTTATTTATATAGTTATTATATATATATATTATTATTATTATTATTTATGTCATACTGTCATACCCCCCCCTTCTCCCCCACAGGTATAGGTATGGGGGGGTAAAAAATAGGGGGGATCTATTAGGGGGTATCTGCCATATATGCCAAAAATGCCATAAATCACTTTTGCCCTTATTTTATTGATAAAAAGGTCAAAAAATAGTATGCCATAAATACTGCCATAAATACTGCCATAAATAAAAACGTGAGAAAGGAACAGATATGAGTACAGTTTACGTTGTGACACGACCCAGAGAAAATAAGTTTGGGTGGACTCCAGATTTATCTGACGCCACGAAGTATGGTAAGTTACAGGTTATCTTTGAGCCTGACGAGAAACCACAGTTTAATCCGAGCCGAGCTATAAACATTGCGAGAGTTATCCTTCAGTCGTTTAGTGAAGATGACTATCTACTGTGGGCTGGTGGAGGAGATCCAGTGGCTGTGATGATTGCATGTATGGTAGCCTCTGAAAGCTGTGATATTGTGAACGTCCTGAGATGGGAGCGCAACTTCAACGAGGGTGAGCGAGATCGCCGTAAGGGTTGGTACTTACCAGTTAAGATGGATATGTCTTAAACTTTTTTTATTTTTATTCACTTTGCCTATTGCTATACTATATACAGTATGCTACATAATGTATGTAGAAAGAGAAAAGGAATACAAAAATGAAAATCAAAGGCGCAATGACAATTCTTAATAAACGAGCTAAGTTTTATGGTAAAAGTGTAAATTGGCTCATCAATGAATTGGATAATGAGTTATACAATAATGAAACTACAATGGTTCTTGTAGCTTATGAAGTCTATAAAAAGGATCAAGGATATCGTTGGAAAGGTACTGAAGGCGATACTTGGGTCAAAGTAATTAAGGAGGCAGTATAATGTCACTTAATATTACACAAACTGAAATCAATACACTTTGGGACAAGGGATACCGCCCTTTTGAAATTTACACATCTAACCCAGAGCCTGTAATGTATCACGGCAAAATGGAAGAAACTAATGCAGTTGGTGGTTGGGATATCAAACACATCTTTGCCACACGCGATGAAATTGAAAACTACCCAAACTTTGACTGCATCATAATGGTAGACAGTGTTGCTTACTGTACTGAAGTGTTTCACGGCAAAGATGTAAGTGAAGACAAGCGCGTAGATGCTTTAGTAGTAGAACTAACAAAGCATTACATGGAAATGATAGAGCTTATTAAAGAAGCCAAGGCAATGCCTGATAGCGATAAGCAAAAAAGCGTCTTAATTATGGTGAGAACTCGCCTTAAAGACAACATCGCAAAAGAATTGAAAAAATTGGTAGATGAAGAAAAGTCTGAGGTGGTGTAATGGGAGATTATTTAGCACATTGGCAGAAAAAAGATGGCACTCCTAACTTGCGAACAGCTTCTGGTCAAAGGATACAACGCCGAATGGATGAAACAATTAGAAAAGAATTGGAAATTGTTCAGAGGGCGCAAGCGAATATTGATCGTCTGGTAAAGGGTGGTGGCAGATTGCCACCAGTTGCCCCTAAAGAAACATCGGAAACTCTGATTGATGAATTGGAGAAGTGGCGTTTAGCACAAGGCTTCAAGGCAATGTGCGCTATGGAATTAATTTATGAGTATGAGCTTACACCAAAGCAATCTACTTGGATCGTAAACTTTATGAAGCGTTGGGATAATCTCGACAAAATTTAGAAAGGAGATGGCTATGGAAACTTTTAAATTTGAAATCACAATTGAGGTTGGACAAGATATGTATGGCGACAGTGAAGGCCAACCCACATTTCACGAAACTAAAGAGTGGTTAAAAAACATGATCTCATGGAACCACCCACATGATGCCAGAAGGTATTTTAATGACGTTAAAATTGTATCTAAAAGAAAAAAGGAGAATAAAAATGGGTTATAAATATTGGACACAAGCGGAGGACGCAGAGCTTGTATTAATGCGAGAAGCCAAGGTATCTACCAAGGAAATCTCCAGAGCTTTAAATCGTTCGACTTCTTCAGTTATGAACCGCATAGCTGTTAAGGAAATACCATACGGCAAGCCAAGTGTTATCGATGAGATTGCATCCGTTGGTGTTGCATTTGGTGAGCCTGACACAATTCAAACAGAAAGAGAGAAGCAAGCAAGTGAAATGCAATCTCTTAAAAATGCGCTTGAGGAAATGGAAGAAGACATCAAGCCAAGCAATTGGTTTCCAAGACTGAAGCGTTGGTTAGGATTTTAAAATGGAACCAATAAAAAAATTGTCATCTAGTTATTGCCCTCACTGTCGTAATGAAAAACTAGCGGCAAAGGATTCTAGGGCGCATTCTGCCTTTGGATTTTTAACTACAAAACGTCGAAAGGTTTGCCCTAAGTGTGACTATAGGGTAACCACAATCGAACTGCCACTACATCTGGCAGAAGAAATATTTCAAGAAGTTTAGAAAGGAATGAGTATGATTATTAAGAGATGGAAGTTTAAAGGTTTCAACCACATAACCTTTACCAATGACTTCCCTGATTGGATTAAGATGAACTCAGGCAAAAGGTTAGGCCACAAGAGTTTGTGGGTATACACACAGTCAGGTGAAGTTCCCATCGAAAGTGGCAAGTGGATATCAATTAACTTGCGTGGTCACATTGAAGTCCACGATAAGAAACCAAAGCTACTATTTAATGTTGGACTGACAAAGGAAATCTTTTCTGGATTTCTGTTAGTTGCCACACTTTTAATTATAGTTGTAGGATTGATGGTTTTGTGATAAGAAGGATTTGACTGCTCGATAAAGGATCTTTTCTTTTCTCTTCCTGTATCCTTGTCTTACTAAACTAGACCCACTTGGCCAGGTTTCGCACTGCAAAGGTGGGTCTTTTTTTATTGCCTTAGACATCATCAAACTTTATAGTTATGCGGTAAGGTGGTTAAATGAAATCAGTTATTATCGGGCATGTTAATATCAGATCTCACTTCAGGCATATTCGCTACCAAATGCGCTAACATTAATACGAATATAACCGCCACCTTACACGACTATTTTCCTAAATCAATTGGTCTTAGTTTTGGCATGAGAGTGCTAGACGATACCTTATCTGTCTCTATACACTGACCCATGCTATCCATATCTTCATATGGTTTGTATGCTTCTGGCAGTGCATTGCCACACTCATACGCAGTTCTATACAAAGTTTTCTTTTGTATCTCTGCCCCATCTATTACATATGTCAGGACAAGCATTGTGTAAAATGTCATAACGCTTCACCATGCTTTTCGAATTTACCATTGGCATCAAGTTTCGGGATTGTAGTTCTTTTCCGTTTACTTGCAATCTCACCTCCACACGCCATGTAGCCAGCTCCATCCACCCAATTGTCAGGATGTTCTGGATTTGATTTGATTCGTGCAACTTTCAGGAGGTTCATCATAACGCCTACATCATGTGTCTTTACATCTACACCTAAGTAAGTTGACCAGAAGTCTGCAATCATCTTGAAGTTATCCTCCATGTCGCCATGATCAGACGCCCTATCTTTCGTTACATATTTTTTGGCAGTGTCGAGGATGTCACCTCGCGTTGCTTCTTCTATATTTTTGCTCGTAGCCCATTTAGCCATTTTGTTTTTCCTTTCTTAATGGTGTATCAACAGTTAAATCCATAAACATTCCCAAATTTTCATTAAGACGTTTTTCTGCAATATCAACGTAATCTGGATTTAATTCACACAGAATAGCATTTCTATTTAGATTACTTGCAACTTGTGCAGTTGTGCCTGACCCACCAAATGGATCTAAAACTGTGCCACCTTCTGGGCATCCTGCCAGAATGCATGGAATAATTAAATCATGTGGATAAGTTGCAAAGTGTGCTTCAGAATAAGGTTTTGTTGTAACAGTCCATACTGACCTTTTGTTTCTTGTTTCACCTCCAACAGCATTCATATTACCATTAGTTTTGTAAGGAACTCTGCTACTTCCTTTTTGATCTTCTATGTTTTGCTTCAAACGATTTTTAGAAGACTCTGTACTATTTTCTTTAATAGCCTCATTATCAAAGTAATAATTCTTAGACTTGCTGAGTAGAAATATATATTCGTGAGACTTAGTGCATCTATCTTTAACACTTTCAGGCATGGGATTAGGTTTATTCCAGATAATATCCTGACGCAAATACCAACCATCTGCTTGCAGTGCGAAAGCTACACGCCAAGGTATACCTATCAAGTCTTTAGATTTAAGACCATCTAGTTTATTGCCTCTAGCAGTTGAAAATTCTGGCAAATCCTGTTTTGTTTTTGATACAGTTTGTTTTGGATATTTGCCATCTGATCTGTAGTTGTAATAAGTATCACCAAGGTTTAGCCAGACTGTTCCATCGTCACGCAGAACACGTTTAACTTCACGAAATAACTTTACCAAGTTTTCGACAAACTTTTCTGGTGTTTCTTCTAAACCAAGTTGCTCATCTTTTCTAACAGCCCCACAATCTGGACATTCAGACCTATAAATTGAATTACCAACGGCATTGTCTTGCCCATACATTTCTTTGTGACCTGTAATACAATTGTTACCTATTTTTGATTTACCTTTATGTGTGCAGTTTGGATCACCACCAATCCACTCACCAGTTCCGTAATCCCTTAGACCCCAGTAAGGTGGTGAAGTCACACAAGTATTTACAGACTTTTCTTTCAGAGAAGACAAAGTTTCCAAACAATTTCCTTTTAGTATTTTAATGGACATATTAATTTCTTTCTTAATTTATTGGTGGTGAGAAGTAAGCAAACCTTGGCCTACCCTTTGCACCTTCGTTTTGATTTCTACACTCAATACCTCTGTCAGTTTGCAGTGCATCAAGAATGTCAGCGCGTCTGCGCCTATCCATATTTGCAAAAGAAGATACACTTCTGGCTAACTCACGTTCAGTTAAGCCAGTTAACCCAGCCTTTTCTATTCGTGCGTAAACTGCCTTACATGCCGCTTCAAATGGTCCTTCTGACATATTAGACCTGAACATCTCGATAGTTTGGATTGCATAGTGATCTACATAATCGATAGACCATTGCATTGCATCTGAACCTATTTCGTCCTGACCCATTGACCGAGCGATAATCAAAGACAAACGCATGGCAATCTCACGGCTACGATTGTACATAGCCTCCAGACCTGTACCTGTTTCCTTCTTAATTGCATTAACCAATCTCTGCTCGTACTCACGCAGAAGATTTTCAGCTTCTTGAGTAAATGCAACTTCTAGTGGATGTGGTGGCATGTCATGACTGTTGCCAGTATCTAAGTCACCTTCATTTGCATTGGCATGATCCTTTGCCCAAGTAGCAAGTCGATCAGATATTGTTGACCTACGTTTCTTCTGGGACATCTGCACACCAATTTCAGACTTCACAATTATAAAACGATTGAGCAATCCAGATGCAACATCACCTCCACCAATAGCTTGCATAAACTCTGATGGTGTAGACATTCCAACTAATGTGAGAGACGGACGCTTCACAACCTTCTCCAACTTCTCTGCGTCTGCCGATTTCATTGTATTGGTTGCGTAACCTTGTTGCCTTAAAGTTCCGTCTTGGCGTCCAAAGCATTCCATGATTGCAGTTATTGCGTCAGCTTTATGTTGCATACCCTTTGCAGATGCCGCCTTTAACTGTCGCCCAAGTTCGTCAATTACAGATACATGCGTTGGCTTTTTAGTTAGCGTAGATAAAACACCCGCACTCGAAGTATAGCCAGCAGGCCCTATTAATTCATCTAGCCCAGACTGCTCAAGTAATTCCTCGATGACAGTTTTCGTGTGTTCCTTACCAGATCCTGTCTCACCAATATTTAAGAAGTATAAGCTAGAGAAGTTTCTCTGATCAGTAACCCACCGACGACCCATTGCAACTGAACCAAATGCAATTGCACATTGCACAGCAAATTGAGGTTGGGGTTTGATTGCAGATACAGTGTAGTAATTTACAACATCCTGAAGAACGCCAGGCACACTTAGTAAATGTTCAGGTATTTCACCTAGTGGTGTGTCTACTTCTTTTGATTTTGTAGACATAATATTCTTGGCGACTCTTGCGCCATGCTCGATTGCTTCCTTGTCTAAATCATACTCTTCGTCTTGCGTCACGTTTAATATTTGAGCGGCTTCTTTGACCGCCTTCTGGACGTTACCCATGTGTTCGAACTGTAGCCACAATTCAAATGCATCAAATGTATGTGCATTATCAAATGGATCAGATGCGTGGTGGCTGTAGGCTCTGCCATCATCAAATAATTTTACACCAGCTAATCCTGACGTGCTGTTGGGAGATAAATATCTACCCTTGGACGTTGGCTTGTATCCATACTGAACCATCAAAGTGTGCATGTCATGTGCATCATTGAATGCATCTATCACTGAAGTGCTATCACTTTTAGGTCTTGGCTTTCGTGTTGGCTGAAACTCTGCCTTCTTTTTCCAAGGGCATATGTCCTGAAGCTGTGGACGAAACTTATCCCACTCACGCCACAATGTTAAAATTTGTGGTGGTAGTTCTGGGATGCCATCGAAGATTGATCTCCCTGCCCATTCATATGGACGACCTGTATCTGGATGGATACTTGGAGGAAGTACATCCTGAACAGAGCCTGCGCGCAATTCAAATACCACTTCGGTCTTGCGTGGATCTCCCTCGACAGGCCACGATATCTTGTGCGTGATTAAATCAGGTGGAGCTTTAAAGATCAACTTACCACGATTTTCACGTCCGATAATCTGTGGTGCAGATTGCATCAACTCAGAAAAATCTATTCCCAGATGTTCAAAAATTATTTTTGTATGCTCGACATTATCTATGTCGATAGCACAAGTTCCAGATGCACCATGCAGTAATCCTACATTGTGATTTGGGTTCTGCTCATAATATAGTCTAGCCTGATCTGGATCGGACAATGCCTTCTCTGGTTGTTGCCAACCAAATCTCGTTGGCCCTTTGGAGCCAGCGGGGATTGTTACCAGATACCAACTCAGCTTTGAACAGTAATCTTCTATCTGAAAGCTCATGCTGATTCGGTCAGATATTGGCTAAGTTTCTTCCAAGTTGTTAAACTGATGTGGTCAACGCCATCTCCTGATGCGATCCCCTTTACAGTTGGGTGAGATAGCCCACATTTCTCAGCGACAACAGTTAAACGTCTATCTTGCAACGCCTCTCGTATGTCGTCCAGTGGTAGTAGTGTTTGCATTATTTTGATCCTTTTTTGCATTATTTGTAAAAACATCTTTACATAGTGAAAATCTTTCTGTAAACAAGATTCTGTAGAGAATGAGTGAAAAAAAGAAAGAAAGGAAATTGCCATGAGCAATATCGATGGACTTGCCTCCCAGTGGCTAGAAGTAAAGGCGTTAGAAAAACAGATTATCGCACAGCGTCATGCGATAGAAGAGCAAATCACAGAGGCACTAGATGCCAAAGATGAAGGCTCAATATCCCACAAATTATCAGAGCATAAAGTTACGTTATCACAGCCTGTGTCTCGTAAGGTTGATGCTATTGCGTGGGATAAAGTTAAAGATAAAATCCCAAGTAACCTACACCCAGTAAAGGTAAGCGTATCTGCGGATGCCGCTGGTTGTAGATATTTAGCGGAAAAAGAACCGCGCCTATGGTCGAAAATTGCCAAGGCATTCACAACTAAATCTGGAAAAATTGGTGTTAAAGTAGAGGCTCTGTAATGGAGCTTACTGCCAATGAATTGGTCATGCTATCCGAAGCGTTGAAGTCTGTGACGTTTATGGATGGCCTGACCAAAAGCCCAGAGCAGATCAGATTGGAACGTAAACTGTCACGTTGGTCTGATCATGAAAATCTATTTTTTGTAGAAGGAGAAAATAATGGAAGAAATAAATAAAATATTAGACGAGGTATTTGCCTCTGTCTTTAAAGAGAAATGGGAGGATAGAGAATATAAATGGCTATAAATTTAAAATCACTATCTAAGCCATCAGGTCAGCGACCAATAATCGCCACCTTATTTGGTGAAGGCGGAATGGGTAAAACTACTCTAGCCGCTATGTTCCCAAAGCCAGTCTTTATCAGAACTGAAGATGGAACTGCATCACTTATGGGTAATAAGGAAGTTAGTCTGTTCCCATTGGCAACATCATCAAATGATGTCTTAGATGCAATTGAAGCTCTAGCCACTGACAAGCATGAGTTTAAGACATTGGTTATCGATAGCATTACGCAATTGGCAACAATGATCGAAAGCGAAATTGTAGCGGCTGATCCTAAAGCTAAATCTATAAACCAAGCGGGGGGCGGATATGGAGCAGGGTATGGAACTGCATCTGAGAAGCACCGCCAGATCAGAGAGTGGGCAGGATCTCTTGCCTATGAAACTGGAATGAATGTGGTCTTCATTGGACATGCCGACACTGAGACGTTGGACTTGCCTGATCTAGATCCATACGCAAGGTACTGCGTGAGGATGCATAAGAAGAGCATTCCACATTACACTGATAATGTTGACCTAGTTGGATTAATCCGACTGAAGACATTTACTCGCGGAGATGGCGATAAGAAGCGCGCCATTTCTACTGGTGAACGTGAGATACTGTGCTTTCCACAGGCATCATCAGTCACCAAAAATCGGTTCAACATTACTGAACCACTGCCATTTACATTTGATGGCGGCAATCCATTTTCACAATTTGTAGCAGAGTAGGAGAACTCACATGGACTTAAACGGATTTAACGCATTGGAAATTGAGCCAACAACAACTAACGAACCAATCCCAGCAGATTGGTACAAGGCTGTAATTTCTAACACCGAGCAGAAGGCAACCAAAGCTGGAACTGGCTCATACCTAGAACTCACAATTGACGTGATCGAAGGATCATATCAAGGCAGAAAAATTTGGGATCGACTAAACTTACAGAACCCAAACCAAACTGCGGTTGAGATTGCACAACGTAATCTATCGAGCATTTGTCGTGCGATTGGTGTGAACAACCCAAAGGATAGTGCTGAGTTATGTGACAAGCCACTGATGGTTAAAGTTGCAGTTAGAGCGGCTGATGGTCAATATGATGCCACTAACGAAGTTAAGGGTTATGACGCGGCAGGTGGAGCTACGGCTACTGCATCACCTGTAGTTGCAACTGCGAGTGCATCTACACCACCTTGGAAGAAGTAACGTCTACCTCTGGATCGGCTCCGTGTGAGCCGATTTACTAGATAGATGGAGAAGCCAATGAACCTTGAACAATACATGACGCCAGAAACAGTTCGCCTCATTTACGAGAAATATCAACAGAAACGAAAGAATGAGCATCGACCTCACTTGGGTGGATCTCAAATTGGCAATGAATGTAGTCGCGCACTTTGGTATCAGTTTAGACACGCATGGACGCCAGACTTCTCTGGGAGAATACTTCGATTGTTTGAAACAGGTGATCGTGAAGAAGATCGTGTTGTATCTAACCTAAGAGATATCGGTGTAGAGATTTGGGAAGTAGACCCAGAAACTGGCAAGCAAGTTAGATTTACAGAATGTGGTGGTCACTTCGCATTGTCTCTGGATGGCGTAGGTCTTGGTTTTCCTGAAAGCAGTAAGCCACACACACTTGAATTTAAAACAATGAACACCAGAAGTTTTAAAGATATCGAGAAGAAGGGATTGCAGAAAAGCAAGCCTATCTATTGGGCGCAATGCCAGATTGGTATGCACTTAGCTGAATTAGAGAACTGCTACTTCTTTGCAGTTTGTAAGGAGACTGACGCTATTTATGCAGAACGTCTAAAGCTAGATAAGTCTGAGGCCATGCAACTTATAGAGAAGGCAAATAAAATTATATTTGCAGAGACGCCACCATCCAAATTAAGTGAGGATGCAAGTTTTTGGCAATGCAAGTTCTGTCCGTATTGGGCAGTATGTCATGGATGCAAAATACCAGAAGTTAGCTGTAGAACGTGTAGCCATGTGACCCCAGAGAAAGATGGGACTTGGAGTTGCGCCAAAGGAAAGCCCACAGTTACTTGTGATGAACATCTATACATCCCACAAATCATGCCAAAAGATTTGGTGGTGCATGATGCTGGTGATGACTTTGTTGAATACCAAGATCAAGACACTGGTGAGATCATTAAGAACAAGGAGAACAGCCAAGCTATCTTTGATGGTAGGATGGTGTAATGGTTTTAAATGTAAGATTGACTAGATCAGAAATGTCAGAAGTAAAACAAGCGGCGGCTTTACGTTGGCAATTGGCAAGGGCAAGCGGTGTTGTAAATCAACGCAAAGATATTAGATCAGATGCTGATATTGATCTTCTAGGTTTAAAGGCTGAAATGGCAGTCGCAAAAGCCTTACAGCTTCCATATAGGGCATCTGACCTTGGCATAGATAGTGGTGCTGATATGTGGTCTGAAGACGTAAGTATTGACGTGAAGGCAACGTATCATAAATCAGGCAAGCTATTATTTAAATCCTTAGATTCGTTTGTCGCTGAATACGCAATATTAGTTACCATATCTGATGATGAAGATGTGATGCGTATTGTTGGAGGTATGGGTAGAGATAGATTTAAATTAGAAGCAGTAGAGACAGACTTGGGTAGGGGTATATGTTGGGTTGCACCTCAAGACATATTAACACCCATAGAAGGCGTTTGGCTTGCATTAACTCAGTGGAGGTTGTGCAGATGACCTTTAAGTTATCTTTGATGGCAGAATGAAATGATAGAAGACACGATAGTGAGAGAGGCTGTATTAGAAGATATAAAATATGTTGTCAGCCTCAGTAAAAAAGAAAGTTTGAGTTTAGGTTTTATTCCAAAGATGGCGTATGAATCTGCGATCACAGGAATCAAAACTGGCAAGAGATGGTCACCTGTTTGTAATGACAAACTATTTGTGTGTACTGTTAACGATGACCTTGTTGGTTTTTGCCTAGCTAGTTTTGGCAAAAGAAATGCAATCTACCGCAAGGGAAAGATAGCTCAGATTTGCCTACAAGAAGATGCCAGAAAATTTGAGAGGGGCAAACTGCTTTTAAACGTAGTTATCAATTGGGGTAAGTCTATTGGGACTTTATCTTTTGATGCAGGTTGTGCTGACGATTTGGAAAGTAATTTCTTTTGGCAAGCTATGGGTTGGGAGATTGCAGGATCTCGTAAGGGTATCGGGCATAAGAACACTTGGGTTCAAACAAGCAAACGCAAAATCAATATATATAACTACGATCCCAATTGGCTAAGTGGATTAATAATAGGAGACGTTAAATGACATTTACCCTTAGAGACTACCAAAAAGAAGCAATAGATGGGCTGTACAGCTACTGGGCAAGTAAGTCAGGGGATAATCCACTAATCGTTGCGCCTACAGGCTCTGGGAAGACTGCGATCATCGCACAACTGATTTCAGACGCCATGAGCTACCACGGCACGAGAGTTATGGTTGTAACGCACGTTAGAGAGCTTCTGGAGCAAGGTGCTTCAGGATTGGTCAAACTGTACCCACAGGCTGATTTTTGCTTCTACAGCGCGTCTGTGGGTGAGAAGCGACTAGACAAACCTATTATATTTGCAGGCATACAAAGTGTATGGGAGAGAGCCTACCAGATCGTCCCTGCAATTGATTTGATATTAATCGATGAAGCTCACATGCTACCCAAGAATGAAGGCACTCGATACAACAAATTCATAGCTGACATGAAGAGTTGCAATCCAGATGTTAAAGTTGTTGGACTGACTGCCACGCCATACCGATTAGACAGTGGATACTTGCACAAAGGCGAGGGAGCTATCTTTGATGGAATTGCACATGACATATCTGTTGAGATGCTCATGGAGCAAGGTTACCTATCTCCTGTCATATCCAAGGGCGGAATTAAACAGATCGACCTGACAAATGTCAAGAAACGTGGTGGTGAATTTATCGAGAGCCAATTGGCTACTGCCGCATCAGATCCAGAGTTAGTTGCGTCTACAGTCGCAGAGATAGTTGACTTAGGATCAGATAGGAAAAGTTGGTTGGTGTTTAGCTCTGGTGTGAGCCACGCACAAATGTTGGCAGATGAATTTGAATTTCACAATATATCAGTTGGAGTTGTTACTGGATCAGATGGAAAGAAAACCAGAGATCAGACAATTGCTGATTTTAAATCAGGCAAACTAAAATGCCTGATCAATGTGAATGTGTTGACCACTGGCTTTGATCATCCTTCTGTGGATCTCGTCGCGTTGGTTAGAGCTACAGCATCAACTGGATTGTATGTGCAAATGGTTGGACGTGGCACTAGAATTGCAAATGGCAAGGAAAACTGCCTGATATTAGATTATGGTCAAAATGTTGAGCGTCACGGATTTATCGATAAGGTTAAGCCAAAAGATAAAATGAGTGGTGGTGATGGAGAAGCTCCAGTTAAGACATGCGAGAAATGCCAGACGATGGTTCACGCCGCCGCTCAAGTTTGTCCTGAGTGTGGATTTCAGTTTCCACCGCCTATGCTTAATCACAGTTCAAGTTCATACCGAGGTGCTATGTTATCGTCTCAAGTAGAATCCGAGTGGGTTGATGTCGATAGTGTGTACTATTCAAGGCATAAGAAAGATGGAAAGCCAGACAGTGTGAAGGTGACTTACCATTGTGGAATGATGTCAAACTCTGAGTGGCTGTGTCCAGATCATGGTGGATACGCCGCCAGTAGATATAGATCCAGAAAACCTTTGCTCAACTCAACGGCAGATACAACAAATGAAGCTCTGGACGAATCAAGTTCTTGGATAACGCCTAGTCGCATAAAAGTTAGACCATCATCTCACAATCCAAAATACAAAGAAATTGTAGAATTTGATTATACACAAGTGGAGAAGAAACATGAGACGCAAACGCAAAACTCGGACTACTACGATTGGACTGGTGAAGATATCCCCTTCTGAGCATGACGAGCAAGTTGGATTTATCAATTGGTTTCGAGCTAAATATCCAAGCGTTTTGATTTTTGCAATTCCTAATGGCGAGAAGAGAGCCATTAGCGTTGCCAAAAGATTAAAAGCTGAAGGTGTAGTTCGAGGCGTCCCAGATTTATATGTTCCTACTTGGAACTTGTGGATTGAAATGAAACGAGCTTCAGGTGGAAGACTTTCGCCTGATCAGAAAGAAATGATAAATTATTTAGAAAGTATTGGAAATACAGTTATCATAGGGAAAGGGGCAAGTGATGCCTCTAAGAAAGTATTGGAGTTTATGGAGAAAGGAAAACTAGAATGACGTGGGAAATAAAAAAAATAATATGTGGAAATCAAGAGCATTATAAAAAAGCTCAAGATAAATATGGAGAGGCGTGGAGGATACAAGCCAAGAAAGATAAAAATGACAATCCTGCATTAAGGTTAAGCCAGAAGCCATTGAAAAATGGTACTTTAAGCAAAGAAGGGGCGTCCAGAGGTGGCAAGAATAGTGCAAAAACACATGCACATATTCAACAGCAACTTAGTTTGTTCCCAAAAAGCCTTCTAAGTCATTGAAAACAAACAAAACTTTCCCCTTGATATACTACATTTAGTATGCTATATAATGTATGTAGAGAGAAAAGGAGATTTTCTATGAGTGACTTTTACTATAATGATGGCGGACGTGTCGAATCAGGCCGAAGAGGTATAGCTGGTGATTGTGCAGTTCGCGCAATGGCTATAGCTTTAGAGCTAGACTACGATGCTTGCTATAAAGAAATAGCACAAGCCAATAAAGACAATGGACGCGCTAAGTCTGTTCGTCATGGCGTTATGAAAGACGTGTATGGCGCAGTTTTAAAGCGTCATGGATGGGTCTGGCATTCAGCACCAAAATTTAAAGGCGTAAAAGCTCGCGCTGAAGATATGCCTGATGGTGTTGTTATTGCCAGACAAGCAAGGCACTTCGTTGCTGTTATTGATGGTGCTGTTCACGACATATGGAACTGCTCTCACAAAATGGTCTACGGCTATTGGGCTAAAGTATAATTAATAAGCACTGTGACTTCGGTTGCAGTGCTTAGATAATTAAACTAATTTATCTGGTTTAACAAACTTGGGTCTGTAGTTTTGATAAGACTTTGCAATGCAGGTGATAACGATGCATCAACTTCTTCTTCAACTACAGGCTCTCTAACTATTGTTTGACCAGTAACACTTAATAAAGGTTTATTTGATCTACTAATATATTGTTTAATTGCGCTTAAAGCATCACCAGTTTCTTGGCTTCTTTTTAATCCTTTAGAAATAACTTCAGCACCAACAACTGTGCCAACAACAGGTACTTTAGCCATATAATTAAATATTCCTGCCATTCTTCCTGCACTTAAAAGTGTGTAAGCTGTTCCAGGAGCATTAAGTTTTAAACTTGGGTCAGCCCACAATGTTGGCATAACATCATCACGAAATGATTTTATTTTTGAAATTTCACTAGGACTAAATAACTCATTAATAAGATTTTTATTTTTCATAAAAACTTCATTGTAATTGTTTACAATATTTAACCTAGTGACATCTGACTTGCCATTACCAGCAAACGCCTTTTCAAGCACTCCATCTTTTATAAGATCAACAACTTCATCATATTTTTCTTGAGGAAGATTAGCTTTATAATTTTTTAAAATCTTAGTCATTTCTTTTGATGGGTTAAATTTTGCATGACCAAATAAAGCATTAACAAAAGAACTAGGATCGTAGTCTGGATTTGTTATCATTTTAAGAATGTTATTAGATGCGTTATTATCTTTATTTTTAGCTTTACCAGTTAATCCAATGTATTTTTTGTAAGCCTCTTTAGATTCAAATAAAGTATCAATTATTTCTTTATTGCCAGTTATAAAGCCTTGCTCAATTCCATTAAATACTGTGTCATCTACCACTGACTTCATTTGACCAAATGCCATTTTTTCAGTATCTGTAGCGGCGTCTCTCATTAATCTATTTATAGTTTTTTGGTAACCTGAAATAAGTTTAAATGGAGATCCTTTAAATCTAGGGTTTGCACTCATTTTTTGAAGTTTTTTAAGATATTTAATTTCTCTTGATAGCTGTGGAAAATCTGCAAGTTCTCTCGTAGAAAGTTGAAGCTCATCAATAGTAGATAGCATTCTGTTTACTGTCTCGTTCATACCTTTTGCAGTTAAAATTGGTTGATCTACAGCTTCCTTAACTGCTTCATAACCAGAAGAAGATGTACTTTTTAGTTTATCTGCCTCTCCAGTAACAATATTTTGGACACCTGTCGCTGATTCATATGGAACAAGATCAGAATCTAATGACCCTACATTACCAGATCCAAACTCATCTCTAAGAGCTTTAGCTTCAAGTCTTATTTCTTGTAGTTGCCTATCATCAAAAGCCTTAATTGTTTCTCCACCGCCACCTTCAAGTTTAGAGTTTCTTAAAATATCTTCGGCAGTAATTGCATCAGATGCTTGCGTTTGCGCCGATCCACTTGCTTTTGTGTCATATGGAGCAGATGTCCTTTGACCTTGGGTTAGTGGAAACCTAGAAGTGTTCATGATTTCAGGAGTCATTCTAGGGAACAAACTTTTAACAGCAGGTGGAACTGTTGATTTAACTCCACTTATTGCTTTTCTTGTTAGTCTAGCCGCTGGAGGAAGTAGAAGATCAGCCCCAACACCAATACCAGTTGATAAGGCAATGTCATCTCTAATGCTTTTGGGAGTAACTTCACCAGATTTTGTTTTTGCTGTTGCAACTTTGGGAGCCAATTGATTTTCTAAAACTTTACTTCCACCTTCAGTTGCTGAATATCCAAAAGCACCTCTACGAAGAACTTCCCAAATAGTTTTACCTAAATTAGCAAATTTTGTTGCAGGAATAAATTTAACAATTTCACCAAGAGCAGTCGTTAAATCTGTGGCAGTAGCTCCAGGTTTGTTTACATAGTATGGCTTTTTATTCCACATAATCATTGGAAGTCCAAATTTATCTACAAATGCTCCACCCCAACGTGGGTCATCTTTAAAAGATTTTTCCATTATTTCTGTTTTAGCAAAGTCATCTCTTGCTGACATCATTTTTAAATTAGGAAGTAAACCTTCCCAAAAATCTGGACCTTCTTCAACACCCATTGTGGATGTCTCTGGTAAATCTGGAAATTCTATGTCCTGTCCTTCACCAGTTATGGCATCTTTAATTACTTTAGGGGCAGAGGATATTCTTTCAAAAAAAGAACGCTCTGCATTTTCTACATCTAATCCTACATCTGTCTTTGTTTTAGATGTACTTACTGTTCCAGCGTCATCTGGTAATTGAAAACCCATTATGAACCCCACCCTTTAATTACATATGAATCAGAAACATTAAACAGACCATTATTTATAATTACTGCTCCATCTTCTAAACTGTCATACCATTGTTGAAATTCTGCTTCAGCGTCTGGTCCTTCAGTAGACCCAGTATATTTTTCAAATATCCCTGAGTCTCCACTTTTTAATTGGTTGTTGATTTGGGTTAAATCTGAATATTGATTAGAAGTTAAAAGTTCTATTTCTTTTCTATTTAGTTCAATAGCATTTTCTGCCATCTTTTTAAACGCATACAAAGATATATAGTTTGCCTCTGGAGTATTACCTATAAATAAAGCGGCTTTTTGGTAAGCTCTAAATTCCATATCTGAAGTAGAACCAGAACCAACAGGACGCATTTTTGGAGCCATAAAGTTTGATGTAGCTTGAAGCGTCAACATATTGTTTATTTCTGGATCGTTGATTCCAAATGCTTGACTAAAGATTTGTTTGAAAGGTAACATTTTTTCACTTAGCAATCCTGTAGTTACTTCTCCAGTTTTTAATAAAGCTAGAGCCTCATCTACTCTTGGCAACACCTCTCTTGCCTGAACATTGTATGTATCGGATGACTTAGCAAGAAGAGGTAGGCGTTTTTGAGTATACGTTGTAAAATATGGAACAATTGAAGAATCTGAACTAGATAATTGAAAGTTTATTAAATTTTCATCTTGGTAAACTGGATATAACTCCATAAAAATACCATTTTTAATAATTGGTTTTCCAATTTGATCTTCATTTACTGCCGTTAACTCTTCAACAATTCTGTTAAAATTAGAATTTTCTTCAGAAAGGCCTTGATCTATAAGAAACGACTTTGCATCTTCCGCAGACATATATTCAACTAGTGTTCCTTTAGAAATAGTTTTGGTTGTAATTTTTCTTTGTGTTGATTTTTTAGGAACTAAAAGACCTGCATTATTTACAGTTTCTACTTCTTGACCTGATAAAAGAGCGTTACCATCGTCATCTACATTAACTTTTCTATTAAGAAGAGTTTCTATTGCTAGAACATTTTCTCCTAATGGTTGGGATTCAGAATCTAAAATTCCAAAAGTAGAAAGTTTATTATCACTTTGATTTGCAATATAAGTAGCTTTTTTAACTCCTGCATTATATTCCTCTTCAGTTATTACTCCATTTTTAAAATCTTCAGCTAACTTTCCTAAAGGAGATAATGCTCCAGATTCACTATCTGAAATATTAGTAGCTTTTGCAAATCCTGCATCAAACTGTTCTTCATTTATTACTCCATTTTTAAGATCTGAAGCTAACTTTCCTAAAGGAGATAATGCTCCAGATTTACTATCTGAAATATTAGTAGCTTTTGCAAATGCCGCGTCAAATTGTTCTTTAGTTATTCTTCCTGCTTTAAAATCTGCATTTAGTTTAGCAATAGTAGAAAGTGATGGGTCTTTACCCTTCAGTGCAGTTCCTAAACTTATAGTAGACTGCATTCTAGCTCGATCTGATTCTGCCTTTTCTTTCTTCTTGGCATTCAGGTAATCTAGTGGAGCTTGCATAGAACCAACGGCAGAACCTAATACAGTTGCACCAGGCTGTGATGCCTGACGACCCATCTCTGCAAAGAATTGGAATGCCGCTTCCCAAGGATCAGGCTCTGGAAGTTGTGGGTACAATTGATTGGCAATAGACATTGCTTGATTGGCAATATCTTGTGAGAAGAGGCCATTAAATGCTCCACCACTTAACTGATTTAAATCTGTACCAGATACACCTAGTTTTGTTTCAGCCATATCAATTACCTATTCTACGAGTTCATTATTTTATATGCGCTTGCCAAACCACCCATACCAGCTATTGCTTGTCCGTAAAGAGATGGGTTTGCACTCATCTGAGATCCTGAAGTATAACTACGATTAATTGTATTGTATGGCGTTCCAGACAATGCACCTAATGTGAAGTTAAGCATTTCTTGTGGATACATTTTTTGGTCAAGATAATCAGCGTATGCCAAGTCAAGTGCCTGTTGATCAAGTTGCCTACGAGCCTCACCTGTTGTAATTAACCCAGCCGCCGCTTGAGTTTGTAAGTCTTGCACTAGCGGAGCCATGTTTTGGTATGCGTTCATTTGCTGAATGCGTGACGCTTCATTTGTTTCATATGCATTTCTAGCGGCATCATCTGCACCAAAACGTGCCTGACGATCTATATCGTATTGACTACGCAACGCGGCGTCTGCACCAAATCTTGCTGATCTATCTTGCTCAAACTGACCACGCATTGCATTTTCAGCGTTAAATCTTGCGGCTCTGTCTTGCTCAAATCCAGATCTCATTGTGTTTTCTGCGTTAAAGCGTGACGCTCTGTCAGTGTCATATCGACCTGCGGCAAATCCAAGACCTTCTCGTGCGGCTTGCGCTCGTAAGTCTCCTGCGGCTTGTGCGCCTTCTCCAGCAGTTGTAGCTTCCATAATACCTAAACGTGAACCAAAACCTCCACCACCTGTAGATGCTCTGGCTCTGGCTTCATTTTGTGCGCGTATTGTCTGTTCTTCTATTTCACGAACAGCAGGGTTCATGGCATCTTGATATATGTCCATGTAAGGCTGTGCAGACTCAAGACTAAATGGATCTCCTAGTAATTCTTCTCGTGTCGCTCCTTGGTAGTCGCCCAAAAGATCTTCACGACTTGCACCTGAATAGCTTCCTAAAAGTTCCTCACGGCTTGCACCTTTAAATGGGCTACCCAGTAATTCCTCTTGAGACATGGCGTCATAACCACGACCTAAAGTATCTGCTACTCCAGATGCCTTATTCATGAAAGGCATGTAGCTTTCAGCACCTTTTGTAAGTATATCAGCACCCATACGCTCTTCTTCAGTGCGTCGATCACCACCAAATGTTGCAGTTCTTGCGCCTTCGTATGTTGGGTAAGGTGAGTTTGCTAATTCTGCGGCACGCTCAAATGCTGTTCGACCTGCGGCGGCGACCCATGATGGTATCTCTGTACCTTCTACTGTCTCACTTGAGGATGGTAACTCTGTGTATGATGGTGTGCAAAAACTGCCCATTTAAGCCTCCGTGTAAAGAGAGCCAACTTTAACCAAGCCTAACCTCTCATAAAATTTATCTTTGCGTTCACCATCTCCCGAATAGACATGGCCTAACTTTACTTTTACATTAGCGTCTTTACCAATTTTCATAAAGCCTTTAATTAATTTTACAGCTATCTGCGATTTTCTATGCTCCTTATACACAAAAAACCACATATCTGCTAGATATTTTTCAGTAGACCACCAGTCGGATGTATCAGCCCCACCAATTGATCCTGCAATCTTTCCATCAATCTCTGCGATTAACACTACACCTCTATGAATTGCTCTATTAATAGCAGATGTAAGTATTTCAGGATCAATAGGTGAAACAGTCTCAACAGTCTCTGAATGCATAACACTTAACATATTATACAAACCAGATATATCGAGAACTGTTGCACTTCTTATTATCAACCCATGCCACCTAATGCGCCCATTTCTGGAGCCATTTGTGGTTCTGGAGCTTCTTGCATTTGCTCTTGAGGTTGGCCTAAGTTACGACCACCTTCTTCACCTTCAACAGCCGCAATAAGTTCAGCAAGCTCTGGAAGTAGCTTCATGAGGACTTGTGCAACGTCTGGGGTAATAACATCATCCAACATTGCCAACTCTTGATCAGACATAGCTGAGAGACGAGCTACAAGCATTGCACCAATATCTTCATCAGGCTTTAGCAAATTCTTCTTTGCTTGTGGTGGCAGATTTTGCATTGGCTTATCAGCGTTCATATTTGCGCCAGACATATCTGGCATAGGCATTGGTTCTCTAGCCATATTAGACCTCTTTCTGTTTATATAGAACTGACCAGTCTGTTTTTTTACAAAAGAAACCAATCGACCAGCAAATCGGTTCTAAAATTTTACGATACACTCTACCAAGATAATCTGGTTTGTCACGATCTCCGTAAATGTAAGCGATTTCGTTTGCACGATGACCTGCAACATGCGTCCAGAAGTTAACTAAACGTCCTTTTCGCATTTGCTTAACCATCCACACAGCCCAGATATGATATCCGTTAACGTGCGTTGGTGTTAAGTAATCACGAGTAAAGCGATAATCTAATACAACTTGCTTGCGTGTCATGATACCTTGACGTTGTAATTCATTACAAATTACACGACCACCAAGCATACCACCAATAAATCCACCAATAGGACCACCTATTGCTGTACCAACATAAGTACCTACACTTACTTTAGCCCCTGCCTTCGCAGACTCTTTTAGAGATGCGCCACCAATTAACATAGCCGCAGTTGTACTTAATCCAGCCCCAGCAGACCCATATAGATTTGCTCGACCTGCCGCAGTTGAACTAGAACCAAATGAACTTAACCTATCGCCTACTCCAGAGAAGTAACTAGTGCTACCACCTTTTAGCATTGGTGCATTCGCTTTTGATCCACTCTCTACTGCATTTTTAGCACTATCCATAGTGACTCTAGGTTTTTCATTTAAATTAGCTTTAAATGCTTCTTTTTGATCAAAAGTAGCTTTTGGGTTATCCTTTTTAAAATTAGCAAATTCTGCATTTTTAGTATTAGGACTATATGCAACTTTAGCCGCAGAACGATCAGTCCCTTTTGGAGATCCAAATATATCCTTAAATTCAAATTCTGAACTAAAATCACTAATACCTTCGCCAAGACTTGCAAGATCAAATGATTCACCATCACCTATATTTGATGCAACTGACCTACCAATTTGACCACCAACCCCAGCCGCAAGTTGTGCGCCCATAGCTAGAGCTTCTTGTTTTAGTGCTTCAGCAGGATCAACTCCATATTCTTCTTGGAACTCTTGTTTTAATTTATTAGCTTCTTCTTCGCTAATCATATCGTCTTTAGGGTCAAATGTTACACTGCCTGTCTCTTGTTGGCTAACCCATTGGAACATTGGCATGTATTTTGTGCCGTATACGTTCTGCATTATATCTAAATCAAATGTAGGTGTATTAGATTTAAGCTGATAAGTCTTGGCAGTAAACGTCCCATCTTCGTTTTCGATAGCACCTTCTAGTGCTGGTGAGCTTGGAGATGTGTAATATTCGTTAGTCGGTAAAGCTCCGTAGCTTCCTGGTATTAAATTTGATTCTAAAACAATTGGACTTCTCATTAATTTATCTCCAGTAAACTTGCCACTACATGCAACCTATTGGCAGTCGCCGCCGTAACTTTTATAATTTCATCTTCTGTCAAAACAAGTGGCTGTGTTAAAAGCTCTACAGTACCATTAGCACCAATTGCCTTAACTTTGAAGAGGCTAAATACATCAGCATCCGCATTTGTAATTGTGACTGTAATTGTATCTGCACTTCCACTGTCTTCAGAAACTAAAATAGATTTTATTGTAGCAGTAGTAGCAGAAGGGCATGTATACAATACTGTCGCGTTAGTTGTCGTTAAATCTACTTTTGCATTTTTATAATTATTTGCCATTTATGATATAAACCACGCTGTTGCTTCGGCTTGATCTACAGCCACTTGAAGTCCAGTAGATGCCGCAAAAAAGGTAGCTTGCTTCTCAAGCTCAAGGGTATTGGTCAATCTAGCCATATATCCTTGTTGATAATTTTCTGGTGGGCTTGGCAATCTTAAAACTGCAAGTGGTGATCCTTGTGTCATCTCAATCCATCCTGACGTGAATTAACTCTAAAATCTCCCAACGTCCAATCGTCTGTCGTGCCTGTGCTTTGGAACTTCAAAGATATCTGACGTCCTTTGGCGCGTGTGCTTACTTTTCCTGTGGAAGACGTAATCGTAAATGGTCCTTTTACAGTTTCAGGAGAGTTAGGATATTTTCTTGTATTCATATATAAAAATAAGTTTGTGCTAGAACTCATAGTAACATCTGGAACTACTTTATCCACCATATACAAATCTTCACCATTTTGTGTAATTTCACGCGGTGATCCTTCTATGTAGCTGTTCATTGCCGCGCCATTTGCGCTAGTGCCTGTCTCTTGGTTGTAAAGATACCCATCAGGGTCAAATGCAAATGGAACAGTTCGTGCGCCAAAGCTATCTGACCATACTGACCTATCCATAGTTCCAACAGTCCAAGCATTTTCTGCATAATTGTAAGTTACATAACTATCGTTTTCAGGGTTAGTTGTCTCTGTATTTTGATCACTTACATAGAACCAAGTAATCTCTTTAAATTCTTTGTTGTGTCCAGTGACAACTTTATCAATGTATCGTGTCTGCATACGATCAAATACAAAATGCTGAACAGGACATGGTATTTCTTTTACAATACCATCATAAGTAAAGAAATTACGCTTACCCATCCAGAAGACATTTCCGTCAACAGATACCATTGTATTTAACCCAGCCGCTCCTGCGTTTGTCGCAAGTAACCTAAACGAGAATACAAAAGCACCACCAACAAATGTCATGCCATATATTGCCTCGTCAGTAGATATGATTGTCTCCTCACGAGCAGATACCATAGTTATAATTTTAGTTCCAACTTGAAGCCTCTGATCACCTGCGGTGTTTGTTGAAGTTGGATTCCAAACGCTAAAGTCTTCTTGTGTTGACCACCTGACCAACATATTATCTACATTTCCAGTGCCACCACCCACAACATAAGCCTGACATCCACCTGCTATAAAATGCCTATCTGGGAAACTAACAACAGTAGTACGAGCCACATTAGGAACGCTATTGGCACTTGATAGTGATGATACAAGTACAGCACGATTAGTAACCCCTGCCGAAGTATCCCAATAATATATTGCACCATTTCGAACTGTCGCAAGGACATCTTCACCCCAAAGATCTATACTCCAAGCACTATTATCTAAGCTAACACCAGCAAGCGCATCAGATCGCGGAGTACCCCACGCCTCTTGACCCCATCCACCAACGCCAAAACCAAGAGCTGGGTCAGAGCTTTGAGATCCAAGTTCAGCACCAATACCAATTAAATATTTTACAGTAACAGTACCACCACCAGAAGCTACAGTAGAAGTCGCCGCACTTGGAGCAACAATACTGTAAGAATTTCCATTAATTCTAGTTATTTCATATCCGTAGTAACTGTTTAAATCATCTGCTGAAACACCACCAGTTGCTGATGCACCACTAATAACAACCCAATCGCCAGTTTCAGCCCCATGTGCATTATCTGTAATGACTAAAGTCGTACTTCCATTTGTCGTGGCTATTGGGTTACTCAACCCAGTAGATGTCTTCCGCAAAGGCGTAATATCGTAAAGTGCGCCATTCTCAATAATTAACAAGTGATTGTGAGTGCCGACAACAAGCCTATCTTCGCCATCAGTATTAGACCTCCAGTAAACCATGCGTCTGGCAATGCCTTCAATAGTAGTTTCAGTAGGCGTAATACTTCCAGAAGGATCTAGAGCAAAAATTGTATCTTTCTGCCATCCACCTATCTTTTCAGGATATCCATTTTTAAAACGAACTAAGTCACTATCCACCCAGAAAGGCCCATTTTTGCCAGTAGCGTATTCTGTAACGTCTTTTACAATACCTGGGTTGTATTTTAAAAGTTGCAAAGGCATTTAGATCATCTCCAACGCTTGGTGTAATGTTTCTTTGTTGCGGCGCGTCCAACCTCGTCCAAAGGTTTCAAAAGTTTTTAAACTTTTATAGAAGTCTTGTCGAACGCCGTAAACATAATTTATGATCTCTTCTGGGTCTTTTTCCATGATAAGACCTAGCGTCTGTGGCCCTATGGCTCCGTCTTGTGTAGCACCTACTGCACGTTGCACAGCTTTTGCAGGTCTACCACTGCCCGAATTTACAGCCCAATCGAAGCACGCCCAGTCTAAGCCCGATGGAAGCGAATCGCCTTTAACTCGATCCCAGTAGTTCTTCTTATATATCGGAGCTACATCTTCTGGAGTTAAGTCACGCATTTCTTGTTCAGTTGATTCACTACCAGTCCACTCATCGTACACTTTTTTGGTAACTCCCAAATTTGTGATACCTCCAGGATCTTCGGGATGATTTACGAATCCTCCTTCGTGAGAAAGAAGCATCTCTAAGCATTTATCAAAGTTCTCTTTCATTTCTTACCTCCAAAATACTTACTAACACCACGCATACCAATTGATGCACTCACGATACCGCCAAGGCTATATTGATACCAACCTGGCATACTAGATAGAGCGGCAAAACCATCTTGTACAATAGCATTACCCCAATCCCCACAAAACGCCAAAATAAGGGGAATACTGAACAAAAGTGTTATCCACTCGTCTTTCCAGCTATTCTCTGTGGCTTTCATGGCGGCTAGATCCCAATCAAGCTCACCAGTGGCTATTTTCATTTTAGTTTGGGCTTCAGCTTGCTTTACGGCAGTCTTGCCCTCGATCATAGTTCCAGCAAGATCCGCGACCTTACCCAGTAATCCTAGTCCTAACATTATGAATCACCCTTCTTTTTAATATTTGTAAAGCCAAAAAACGCCGTAACTATACCGACCACTGCTATGCAGTAGGTAGGGGCGATAGCAGTTAAATTATCCGCCGCAACTTCTTGGCCTAAGACATTACACACAATAATCATAACAGGATATAGTAGTAATCCCGCTAAAGAGAACCACACCATCAGTAGCTGTGAGTCCCTTTTTGAGTTCTCATCTTCAATTTGCATTCTCTTGTCATCGAGTAATAACTTATCCCATTCAGATTGGTCTACTGATCCATTTCCATCTAAATCGGCTTTCTCAAATTCTGTCATTTTAAATCTCCTAGTCAGCAAGAGGGTTATCTAAAGCCCTCTGCAATTTGCCCATGAGCTTATCTTCAAGTTCTTTCATTGAGCTATCTTGTGAAACCCTAACACGTTCTCTTTGATTTTCAAAGCGAACTTCTGCGTTGTCTATCATAGTACGAACCTTTTCTTCAGATTCTCGTACCATGTCCTCTATTCTGTCCACTTGAGACTCAAGCCGCAACAGATCATCACGCAATCCATTTTTAATGTCACGACTATATTCTACTGACTCTTCTACCTTTTCAGAAATGCCAGTGACCTTTGCATCCATAACATCCATTTGTAATTGATATTCCTCTAAGTCTAGACCTGTAACAGCTTCTATCTTTTGCCACATAAGAAATCCTGCGTACAAAGCACCTACAATTGTAGATAAAAATGCAAGTATAGCCATAATAGAACCAAACGACAGTTTCATACCACCTGTCTTAAACTCACGATCTGCAAGTCCATCAATGTTATCTGCTATCTTGGTAGTGTCCATTAGTTTTCAAACTCCATCTCACCACTTGAGTTTTGTAAGTTCTTTAGTGCTTCTAGCTCATCTCGTAGCTTTTGTATCTCTAGCCTTCGCTGAGTTAGCTCTATTTGGTAAAGATCATCACAGTTAATACGAGCCTTGGGTTTATCTAAAGGGATAACTATACGTGCATACACACCTATATCTTTACCACGACTGTTTGTGTTTAATCCTGACAGTACACCTGTCACGCCATACTCTAAGTTTACACCACCACCTACAGCGTTACTGCATCTCATATTTCCTGTCGAAAAAGAATCCGATTGGTAGTTCATTGGTGGGCTTGGCAAGGCAAGCGAAAGAGAACTATTATCTGCAAAAGCAGAACTGGCTAATAAACAAAATGTTAAAGCTATTCTCATGTAGGCTCACCATCTAACCTTGAGCATATTCTAGACGATATCAAAGTTCTAGATGTATTTGTTCTTTTTACTTTTGAAGTAGTGCAGAGATACACAGCCTCATCCATGTCAATTTCTCGTATGTATACATCAAAAGATTTATGCTCTTTGTATTCAACCTTTATAATTCTATACGTTGTAGAGAAAGGTATGTTCATCCAATTTAAATCAAACAAATCAATCTGGTAATACTTTATCTCTTCTCTAGAATTAAAAAGAGACATCTCCACTTTGACCACGTTTTTAACGTGAGATGTTTTTACTTCAGGGTACGCAGGCGTCATTTCGTGCGCGGACGCACCAAAAGTAACTAGCATACCTAATGTGATTAACTTACTTAGCAATACAGCTTGCCTGCACCACCGCAGTGTAGGTCCCACCTGGCAATGGTTTAGCTGAACCATAAGTCGCACTTGATGCAGTGCTGAACCATGTGGAGCCTGCCAATGTTAAGTTAAAGTTTGTAGTATTACCAACTACTGTCTTAGCGGCTTCGTAAGCTGACATCCCAGAGACAGACGTTTGTGTGACACTTGTACTACCTGTCCACGCTACTGTATCTGTCAGAGAAGGAGACGAACTAAAAGCTGTTGGGTGTGTTATACTAGCTATATAAGCATCTGCTATTGAAACGTCATACCTAACAATAGGTAGTATGCCACCATCCGCAGGGGTTGTGCTTAGTTTGCTTGCAATCGGGTTTCCGTATGCACCTGACTTAGTTGTTTGGATAACACATTTAGCTTCTACGCTACCTGTTATTTCAACATTCGCTAGTGCTGGAAATGCACATAGTGAAAGTATTGCTATAGAATATTTCATTTTAGACCTCATTGGTTATACTGCATGTCGATCATCTCTTCGTGCAGAATTTGTTGTGCCAAATTATTACGCAAGCCTTTCTTGTTATCTGATATCTGTGAATCAGCAAGAGTAGGGGCATCATTATAAGCACCACCATTTATAGATGCATTGTAATACATATTGATGTTAGTTTGCTGATTAATAGCCATGATAATTTGATCTTGTCCTTGCGTTTTAAATAAGGTCAACGCATTGGCAGATGCTGTTAGCCCTAATTCAATTCTAGTTTGCTCTTCTTCTTCCTCTTCAGAAAGAATTAGATTACCATCTTCATCATACTCAAAGTCGTTATCGGCGTCTATAGCACCCATAGCCTCGTCATCTTCTAGTACATCATACACTTCAACTACAGGTATTACTGGTATTGGCTTAACATAATCTGGGCATGATGGATTTAGTTGTGGATCAAAGCATTCATCAATTCTGTAGCTATATACCACCAAAGGATCTGTCACACTTCCCTCGCCTTCAACAGTAATTGATCCATCTCCCCACTTAGAAGAGGCTACGTTAGCTAAAGGAAAAGACTTGACGATTGTATTGCCTGGCACTCCAGACCAATCATCTGTTGCGGAAAACGTATATCCTTCACCTTCCGCATTTAAGTTACGGATGTGGACTTTCATATCGTCTTCTGGGTTTTTTACTGTGGTGTATTTGTATAATAATCCATTTACATCTAAGCCAGGTATGTCAGGCAGAACAGAACTCATACCCCAACTTAGTGCTGTGGATGCGGCATTTCCAGTTGTTCCGTAGCTATACGGATCACAAGAAGAGTAAGAAGGCCAAAGTGCTAATAATAACACTAAGACCTGTTTTTGTTTCAATGTTTTCATTAAAAATCTTTTTCATTGGATTGTTTTGTTCTCGCTCAATAGTCTGCTTAACTGTCTCCATTTCCCACGCAACTCTGGCCTTATCCCCCACCAACCCCATGTATGGGCAGGGCGTCCCGGCATTGAGCATTGCGTCAAAAACGCGAGAATCCTGGCAAAGGGCCGAAATCGCGGCCACCTTCATCCCCATATTATAAAGGGCTTTTGCGTTTTTTAGTTTTTCGCAGTTCATGTCTCGCACAGTTCGACCTGCTGAGATACCAAGTATCTGCGTCTGCACAGCACCTGCAACACCAACAGTACATAAATCAGAGTTACTCGTACTAATTTGTGGAGATATAGCAGAAGGTGGTGGACTGTTTATGGTAGTTTCCATAGTGCCAGTAGAAGTCACTGTGCTATCCGATTTGATTGTATCGTTATCATTAGCAAAAGCAAAACTACTACTTAATAGAAGTAATGCTATTACAAAAAAACGTATCATTTTCTTTCTACCAATCGATCTAGCTTTTCTTCTATACGATCAAACTTACTCATAATTTGACCAAGGACTTGAGACGAGTCAGCTTTAGTGACATATTCTTTCGCCAACTCTTCTCTTGTTCTGTTCAACAAAATGGTAACGCGCTTCAGTTCTTCATGGTGGGCTTTAATCCACCATATTAAAAAACCAAATCCTGCGGTTAAACCAATGTTCCAAATAGATTCCATGTTATGTTGTGTACCCTATTCTGGTTTAGTAGGCCATATTACAGAGTATGGGTATTCAGATTGGTCTTCAATATCTGCAATAGATTGGCGATAAGCTAACTGCTCGTCAGTCCCTGACCCTTCCCAACTACTTGTTTCAGATAAAATTTTATCTCTCTTAGCATGGATTAATTCTATTACTTGATTTTCTGCATCGGTATACATTAGTTTGTACTCTCCCCATCTCTATATGCTACATCAGTTGATGGGAATGCTTGTCCACTCCCCAAACCCCAAACAACACGAACACATCCTCTTCTAGTGCCTCTTGTGTCGTAATCTGATGAACCACTTGGGCCTAAATCTGTATAACCAACCCAATATCCGCCGCCAAAGCAAACCTTAGTGCCATTACTTTCACTTGTAGATGGGAAGTTTGAGGTATTAGTAGAGCCGTTTAATCCCTTAGTGGCATTGAAACTGCTACCAGTTTGAGTATCACCAGAACCACCGGCTCCATTTGAACCTTGACCAAAGGGTGCAGTACCACCACCAGTCATACCACCGCCAAAACCAGAGCCTTGATTGAGATCGATAATATTACCGCCTCCACCTCCGCCACCATTTGATCCAGTAGCACCATTTTGAGTAGCGTTAGGTGGCGCATAAGCCGACCCACCTGCACCGCCCGATCCGCCGTATCCTCCAGCACCACCGCCGCCTGATCCTACATAAAAAGTTACATCATTATTAGAGCCTGCATTGTTAAATCCGCCGTTTCCGCCGTTTCCGCCGCCATCACCACCTGAGTAAGTTCCGCCACTTCTTAAATTGGCGGCATTACCTCTTACATCACAAACACCAGACCTGTAAAATCTTGCATAACTATCATTCAGCGTTACTGTAAATGTCTGACCAGCAACAACATCTATGTCGTTTTTATATGCTAAACCACCACCGCCAAATCCGCCGCCTGGATTCTGATAATAGTATTTTCTGAAAGTGTTAGGGTTAGTGTCGCCATATCCACCTTGGCCTATGCAAACAACTGATATATTTAATACACCAGTAGGTACTGTAAACGTGTAACTACTAGAGCCAAAACTAGATTCACTACTAGTTGATGGGTCTTGAACAAATAGGTGTGCGCCTTCTACTTCGTTTCCAGCAGTCGCACCATACCATTCATTCATAGCCATTTGTGTGCCAGCACTTTTATCAATCATATCCCGAACATCTGCATCGTTTAAGGAAATCTGACCTGTAACATCTAGTTCAGTCCTGAAGTCATTTAAAGATAGTTGCCCACTTGTTGGTAACGCCATCTAACTTACCTCGCTTTTAGCTCTTCGATTTCAGCTTTAAGTTCTTTGATTGCTTCAATCATTAATCCATGAAGTTGGTCATACTGCACTGTCTTGTATTCAGTCTTATCATCTTCACCCATCTTTAAAGGCAACGTGCTTTCAGTAATTGCACTTGGCATTACCTTCTCGACTTCTTGAGCAATAACGCCAGCAGACTTTTTGCCATCAGCTAAGTATTCAAATGTGTAACCATTTAGCTGTGATACTTTATCCAAGGCATTGTCTATCTTCACGATGTCTTTCTTTAGACGCTCATCAGAGATTGTTGTAGAGTAAGCAATGACGTTGCCTTCGACGTGTAAATCGCCACTGTTATATAGGCGCATGTCGGTAGCTCCATCAAGAGCAAAGTCTATCATCGTGCTTTCAACAGAAATAAAATCACTGGTATCACGTCCAATTTTCTCAACCTCACCACGACAGTCGCCGCTGTTGATTTGGCCTGTTACTGTGATACCGCTTGATGTTGTTTCAAATTTCTTGGAGTTGTTATGGTATAGCTCTACCCCACCATCAGCGATAAATTTACCCATATATTCGGAATCTGTTTTTGTAATGCGAACATCAGTACCATTTGTATCAATTCTTAATTCACCAGTGCCGCTATCTTGCACATAACTATTAGACCCATCATGGTAAATCCGTAAATCATCACTGTTTCCTAACCTTAACTCGTCATTATCTTGCAAGTACACATGGTCTTGAAAAGATGCACCTTTGTTAAAGAGAGCTTGTCCAGCATCAGACATATCAAGACGAAGGACTTCTCTTTCTACGCCACCATCATTACCTTTAAAAATAATGTCTTTGTCTTGGATTATAGATTTAAAAACAGCATCTTCACCATTTCTTCTAATACTTGCAAAGTGTAATCCACCATCCTTAAAAATGATATCAGCACCATCCGCATCAAGAATAATCTCCCCTGCGGAATCTAGTGTTAAGTCGCCGTTAGGTGCAGATATAATACCATTTACACCAGAGTTACCTATTGATAAATCTCCGTCATTTCCAAATATAGCCGCGCCACTATCATTGACGATTAAATTGTTAGTGCCTCCAACAGTAATATTACCACCAGATGTTATAGCACCTGAAAACGTACCAGTTGTTCCTGATACCGCACTTGAAAACGTACCAGTTGTACCTGATACTGCACCTGAGAATGTACCAGTTGTACCTGATACTGCACCTGCGGATGCTAAAGCACCAACACTCAAAGAATCAAAAGCATCTACCATTTTAGCACCAGAGCCTACGCCATCAGAGTAGATTGCTTTAGTTTTACCACTAGCAATCGTAACTGTTGCACCAGATCCTTGCTTAATAATAATGTTTTGAGATCCACTTGTGGCATTTTCAATAAACCAAAGTTTACTAACAGTATTTGGGCCTATTGTAATTGTACAAGCTGAGTCCAACGTACCTGTATACTTTAAGAACATTGAACGACCTGGATCAGTAGCCCCATCTGCTATTGTTGTTGTATGCGTGTCAGCGTTTGTCGTTATAGCTTCAGTGCCATAAGAAAAAGCCTCTGCAATTAATTCGAGGTTTGTATTCGTTACTGTACCCCATGAGCCTGACTGATCGCCAGTTGCCATCTCATTGAGGCGTAAGTCATTTACATAGGTTGAAGCCATACTAGTCTATCCTTATAATTGCGTTGTTAGCTGTCTGAGCAGGGAAAACAACTCTGAATGTACCTGAAGAAACTGTGAAGTCTCCACCAAAGTCTAATACAGCGATAGCTCTATCTCCGTCTGTATCATTATATATTAACGCACCACGCGCTGTAAAAGTAGCTGATGTCCACTCAGGATTATCAGCGTCAAAACATCCGCTTGTTCCGTTTTCAATTACAGATGCGTTTGCCAGTGTTACTCCACCAGTAGCGTATCCGTTACCATTAGCAACTTCATTCGATGTTGTGTAAGTATCAGTAGTAGCATCTAAACTTGCACTACTTGTGTAGAGAGCGATCTTTATTGTATCACTGTCTAAGTCATGTAACCCAAGCATTACATCTTTTTTAAATTGGGTACACATTGCTTGTGTAATAGCCATTATAAACCTCCGTTATATTCTGCCGCATAATCGCGTTGCATCTCTTGTACAAATAATTGTACCGCTTCGTCAAATTGTGTTTTATAAAGCGCCAATGTCTCTCCAGCTTTAAGAAATGCAGATGCTTCATATAGACACGCCGATAATAACACATTTTCTGCGTTGTCGCCAACCCATGAGTTAGAATTAGTTGAACTTAGCCCAGTTTCTGGTGCAATGAAGTCCACTTGATAAGTATCAGCCGCATTTGGTGTTGGTGCTATTGTTATTGTAGTACCAGATGTATTTGCTGATTTTGTGCTATAAAACTTTGGTGTGCCTTGCGTAGTTAAATTAGGCCAATAGTCTCGTAAATAAGAGTCAACCCTATGATCTAAATACGATAAGATATTTGAGCTAATTACCGATACTTGCCTAATCATGCGTGCAGATGCCACTACATAGTCATTTGTACCTGCAACTAAATTAGCACTCGTTGTGTTTCTAAAGCAAGGTAAGTTAGGCAATCTCTGAAAAATCATATCTTCAGCTTGTGCAATAATTTCATCAACTGATGCCTGTAGCTCTGTTGAATCGTCTTCTAAAAAGTTTTCTATATTAGCTTTTAATTGCGTATAATTCACTTATTTATCCTCACTGCCAAGTACCTTCGCCCCATCCATCTATACCCCAAGATGTTTCTATCTGCGTTCCTACTGTTCCAACACCGCCAGTTGAACCTACACCAGTTGGACGTGGAAGAGTATCAGCTTGCCAAGCACCATCGCCCCATGCGCCAATTCCCCAACCTAATCCGTTAGTACCAGATAGAATACTAACTGTTCCTGTACCTCCAGATCCGCCAACTCCTGTCTCAATTGCTTCAGATATTGAAACTTCTTCACCAACAGCACCTGTTGAACCTATACCTGAAATACCTGTAACAAGCAATTGAATGTTACCATCACCAGAAATTCCGAAGCCTTCTGACTCGCCATCTCCAGAAACACCTGTTTGACCTAATTCTAATTCAGGAACTTCATTACCGATTGCGCCTGTACCACCAACCCCATCTTCACCTATTTCTGTTTCAAAGGTTTCATTACCTACTGCACCTGTGCCACCAACGCCTGTCTCAGTTAATTCTAATTCAGGTACTTCAGAACCAACTGCACCTGTTCCAGCAACTCCAGCTGGGTCTACATCTGTTGTGATAAAGAGAGACTCATTACCTATTGCACCTGTACCTGATGCGCCACTTGCAATTGCATAATTTTCAATTAATTCAGAACCTATGGCTCCTATACTTGATACGCCACTTGGAACTGCATCATTTTGAATAATTTCAGAACCTATGGCTCCTGTACCAGATGTTCCGCTAACAGATACATCTTCATTATCAGATACATATGCATCTCCAACATTAGCCGCTCCAGATACCCCAGATACACTAAATATACGATCATGGTGTATATCAACATAACCAGCTTCAGCTATAGACGGAACTCCAACAGGTGGCCTTGCCCTTGGATCTATTGTCCAATCTTGTGTAAATCCAATATAGACAACAACATTTTCTGGATCGTTGTCTGGCCTACCATTAAATAGGGCAGTTGCGTCCACGATATTTTTAGCAGGAGTAAGTTGTGGGTGTTTTGGTTCCCAATCTTCAGGTGAAACACGCAAGCCATCCCAAGTCGTCTTCAGTTTGGTATACTTAACCCGAAGACCACTTCTGTCGCTTATCGCGTAGGATTTTTTTCCTCTTGCGTATTTCCCCATTAAGATAAGTTCAGCGCAGTAGGCCGAATCCTTAAACTTACACCATCATTATCTGCCGAAGATGCAATGCTAAATGCGCGTTCATACATTTCATTTAGAAGTGTAAATTTTTCATTTGCAAATTTTATTGCTAACTTACTTGCCAACCCAGCACATATGCAATCGTTCCAACGATATGGAATGTCTGCATCTTGATTAGATGCTGTAATGTCATCAAGCTGATTAACAGCCCAATAGACCATACTATATGTTGTCCTGTCAGGTATTTGCCAAATATAAATCTTTGGAGTTATTTGACTATCCAACATATACTGACTTGGCTTACCACTAGATGTTTTGTTTGGAAGTTGATTGTAATCAGCAATAGATACACGATTTATTATCTGGTCAGAAGTATCTGTGCCAGAACTGTCTCGTATCACCGCATCCATAATATCAATTGTCCCTGCTGGCAATGTGTATGGCGTAGTTTGACCATTCACCAATGTCAGAGTTTTCTGTTCTACAGACCAATAGTTAATACCTCTATTAGCCCATTCAGAAAAAAGAAGGTTAAGACTGCGCCTTGCAGACACAGCCCTATCACCAGTTTGAGTTTGGGTATCAAGACCACAACGCTCAAATGCTTCAGCAATTATTTCTTCTACATTAGGTTTAAAGGCTACAGTTCCTGATAGTGCCATTTAAGCCTCCTAGTATTGCTTAATTGCGCGCATCACTATTTGATACGCATCTCCAACTGCACCTGCACCAGTTGTTGTAAACTTAATGTCACCACTACCATTTGCTCCGTAATCGGCAGTGTTTGGTAAACCTCCGAATTTAGAGAAATCTTGATAACCTGATTGATTTTCATCAAGGTGCATAACTATAACGTCAGCATCAGCGTCTGCTAATACCTCTACAGTCATTGCCTTAATAACCCACCAACATTCTGCAATTCTTAATCCTGTGCAAGTGTCTCCATTTGCACTTTTAGTAAGAGCAGAAACATCAATTTTACTAACGGCACTTTCGTTGCCACCATCTACATACTGATACTGAAAAGCAAAAACTACTTCCCTAGTGTTTTCTGAAATTTTTGTTACTGTTTTAATATCCGCCATTTGCTACTCCTATAGTTGTAGGTGGGGTTTCATCCCCACCATAAAGTTTTATGGACGAACAGGAGAGTTGTACGCTTGAGCATATAAAATCGTAATAACTGCAACACCAGCAGTAGTTCCTGCACTGCTTGTCACTGTAAGTTTAAGATCGGCAGTTCCTGTGTCAGCCCACTCACCTGTACCACCACCTTGTGTAGTTACAGTTTTAAGACCAGCAGTCGTGCCAGATGCCAATGTATTTAAGATTGTTGTTGCGCCACCAACTGTATCACCAACACTCAAGTTTGTTGTTGTGTTAGCCGCAGTAGACATATCAACTTTACAATCAATAATTTTAGATTTTGCTGGAATAACCATGTTGGTTGCACCTGCCGCAATAGCTCCATTTGATAGATCCATTGTGTGCGTTTGCATCATGACAACATAACCGACATTTGCTATGTCGCTTCCAACTGTTGTGCCTGTTGTGTTTTTGATAGTACCAGCCCGCACTGGGCCTGAGAATGTAGTTGTACCCATAATAATCTCCTGTCAGGGTTAAAGTCAGTCACACCATGCGACTGTCAGGGATAAAAGTACACTACAACAGCTTTAATTAAAAAGAAAGAGGCGATCCGAAGACCGCCTTTGTTTTGTTGATTACCAATCTTTGCCATTGATTTTTACTTTGGTAGGGCGTTGAATGATAGTCTGCCTTACACCTTCTCGAACACCATGATCTTTGACTTTAGCCATACACTCAACTGCATTGCCTTTGCCCCACTCATTAGAACCTTTGTATATCACAATATTCTCGTCAGCATCGCGGCAGATGTTGATGTAGCTTGTACCCCAGTTTCCACCATCCAACTCAACAACGTGCTTAACTGTAATAGTGAAAGCCTGACGCTCTCCCACTGTGCCGACAAACTCACACTTGCCATCTCTAGTAGCCCACTCAGCCTTTTGAGCCGCACGCTTGTCAATCATCTTGACCATAGCGTTACGCATATTGTCAGTTGGCTTACCAAACTTATTAATACCTCTTTTAACGGCTGATAAAAAACCTTCACCATTTGAATCTTCAAATTCAACAAAATCAATAATTTCTTGAGCGCGATCATCAGACGCGATCCAGTTTTTACGCTTTGTATTAGCGGCATTAGCCATTCTGTAATTGCGAATACTACTGTAATAGTTAGCTTCGCCTGGGTGATTATCTATATATGCCATTTTATAATTCCTTTATTTCTCTACCTATACACAATATATAGTACACTAAATAGAGTAATGCAAGGGGGTAAGTAAAAAAAAGAGGCGACCCTAAGACCGCCTCGATTAATCAAAATAATTTGATTTATTATATTACGCGCCTTCTGATCCGAAGATACCACGCCAGTCAGTGAACCCGAAAGAATAACGCTCACGCACTTTGTAGCGCACGTTACCAGTTTCGAAATCACCTTCCATGCCTTTTTTCATAGGCGAGCGTTGGAACATTTTCAGTCCATCTGGAACATCAGTCTTGATGAAGAATGCATCCGCATCTGTTAGACGACGCATCACATGATAACCTTGTGGTAAGTAACCACCAGATTTAATCGCATTGATGTCGTTGTCCGCAGTACCAGTGCGAAGTTGTGATTCCAACAAACGCTCTGCAACAAAAGTGTAAGCTGTTGGGATAACCAACTGCGTACCTTGAGCGGCAATTCTAAGACCACGATCATCTTTCATATCCGCTATTTGGATAAGAATTGACTCTAGTGATGTCTCAGACAAGTCAGCCGCTGTTGCTAACGTGTTAGACTGGTTACCATTTTGCGTTGGGTGAGCTGTACTTAAAAGAGTAGTACCATCTCCACCATTTGCAGTAGTTGCGTTATTTAAAACATTTGCCGCTTTGATTTCCTTAGTGGAAGCCATTGAGCGTGCAAGTGCTTTTGTATAACGAGAAGCAATTGAGCCATACTGACCATCTTCTTCAGCTTCCTCAGTAATTGAGAACGCTAAAGCAACTGTTTCATGTTGGTAACGTGCAGTCCATTGTTGACCAGCATCATCATAAGATACTGCTGAACCTTCAGACTTTGTTGGTGCAGTACCGAAACCAGATAGAAGTACATCTTCTTCAAACGCTTTTTGTGAAGTGTTTGATGAGAAGACTGCTTCATATTCAGCAGGGTAGCTGTCATATTCGAGGCCAAACAAGGTGTTTAGACCTGGCTCAAGCATTTTAGCAAAACTTGCTCTATTCATAGCCATGATTTAAATCCTTCCTTAAATACCAGCGACATTAGTACCAAGAAGGTGTTCGTTAAAGTAACCTCCATGATCGCGTTCGCACCAAAAGCATTGTCAGGTGCATCGTAAAGCGCAACGATCTTGCAAGAAGCTATTCCTGCCGCCATTGTGCCACTCAGTTCAAATCCAGATTGACCTGTTAAAGTCGAACCTGCCCCTGCAACAACATCACAGCAATTCATGATATTTGTTTGTGCAGGAGTTCCAGCAGACTGTGCTTTAAACACTGTGTACGGATCATCATATACATAAGCAATGATGTCAGTAGCAACTGTGCCTGAAGGCCAATACTCACTGTAAACATATGATCCATCTGCGGCTGTATATGAACACCATCGAATACACCAATGTTGTTGGTTTCTGTTGCAGAATGAGGAGTAATAGTACCAGCCGCAACAACAATAACCATATCACCTTTGAAGATGTTTTCTGCAAGTCCACTTGCAATAGTATATTTGTTGGTGCGAGGCGCATTACCGCTCATGTGACGAATCGGGACAAACCCGAATGCGGCGTCTACATTTGCCATTTTTTCGCTCCTATAGCGTTAGAGTTAATCGCTCATGGCAGAAAGATTTCTACCGCGACTTGAGGAAGACTTCCGTTCTTGATAGATTGGTTGTCCGTTACGCCGTCCTAAAGCATCTAGATCACTAGCAATTGATTCATTTTGCTCACCATTCTTACTAGAATAGTATTCTTTCATTGATCTATGCCGTTCTTCTGGCATTTCACAAAGCAACATTCCTTCAATTCCAATTGAACCTGCCCACTGTCCGTGATTGATAGTCGGAAACAACTTACTCTTCACAGTCTCAGCTTTGCGTGCTTCCCATCCTTCACGCATACGTTTGTATACGTTGTCTGGCGTATCCTTCCCTTGAATCGAGGTAGCTACCCACCTTTGGACGAAACCTGGACGAGCTTCGGGTGCATCCAAAAGTGCTGGGGGTTTCCATGCCGTTTCTTGACGAGCTTGCTCATCGCCTCACAGAGTTTCGAGTTTCGTTCTGCGCGCACATTTCTATTCTCAGTCATTATCTGGCTCCTTTTTGACGCCGTATTTCGGCTTCATATTGTTTAAGACCTTTTTCATCAGTGATTCCAAGTTCTCTAGCCATTTTGAGTTGTTCTTGCGACATTCTCACTCTATTGCCCTTGTAGTTTGACGAACCGCCTGTAGTTGGGGCGACTGGGGGTCTACTTTTTGCTCGTGGTCTACTTGGACTTGATCCCGAAGATAACTCAGGAAAAACTTTTTGTAAACGATTGTTTAGATGATCGTAATATTCGTCAGAATTTTTGTCGTAACCTTCTAAGTCAAGTTGGACATCAATTGCACGAGCCGCCGCAGTTTCACGTTCAAAGCCAGCGGCATTAAACCAATTGTTTTGTTGCCACCACGACATAGCTTTTTGTGGAGCTGGGTTTTGCACAGCTTGTTGTGCGCGCCCAACTGTTGGAGATACAGCACGTTGCTGTTGTTGTTGCTTTTGCATCTCTGCAATTCGCATAGCCGCTCTCATGTCAGCCATTTGCTCTTGGAAGTTTACTTGAGCTTCTGTGTCACCTTCCTCCACAGCCTTGTGTAAAGCCTGTTTAGTTTGGCTGTAGCGATCATTGAACAGTTGCTCTGCGGATTGCTGAGAGCCTTGCTCTAGTCGCTCTAGTCGTTTCTGAAGCTGTGCATTTTGCTCTTGTATCTGTCGAGACTGTATCTCAGCGTCTCTACGTTGACTGACAAGTTTTTGAATACGCTTCTGGACTTTCGGCCCATAGTCGTCTTCTTCTTGTTCTGGCTTTGCTTGTTGCTTTTCTTCTGCAACATCCTTTGCCTCTTCAGCCGCTTCTTGAACTGGATCTTCTACGACTTCGATTTCAAAATCTTCAGAGCTTCCTTTAGCTCTTTTGATCTCGTCTTCGATTTCTTTCATTACATTGCTTTCTACCATTTGGTTCACCCCACATACGCGGCGACTTCAACACCTTCTGGCAAAATCGATGTTATTTCATCATCATTTAGCAGAAGGAACTTAACGCCTTTTACAACAAGTTTCTGACCAGCATATTTTCCATAGGTTATGCGATCTCCGACCTTTGGACTTACATCGGCACGCCATCGCTTGCCAGTGTCTCTGTCCCGATACGCTAAATCACCCAAGGCGCAAACTGTGCCATGAGCGGTAAGGTATTCTTCATTGTCTTGTGATATTGTTGGCAGATGTAAGCCACCTGCTGTTTTAGTTTTAACCTGATTAGGTTGAACCAAGACCTTCCAATTTAAAGGTATCGGCAGTTGCTTTGAACTGATCTCTGATTCAGTTTCTTCGTCTTTATATATTCTGTCATGTTGATGAGACACGTTATACATCCTCTTCGTTTATATTTTTAATCGTTTCGAGGATAATATCTGACGCTTGCATTAAGCCTTCAGATATACCCACGTTTTTTTGATATGAATTGAAATCGGAAATCCGACCTTCAACCATACTTTTAGCTATTTCTAGCTTCTCCTTCTCCAGATTTTTTCGGATCTGTTGGAGCAGATCGCTGACTGTCATTCTTGACACCTCCTGTCATGGAGACACCTGTAACATGAACAGTTACGTCTTTACTTTCTGAAGCCATTAATATCTCCCTTTTGATTTGGCCTTCTTCTTCTTTACTGTTTTTTTCTTTGTTTTAACAGCTTTCTTTTTTCCGTACTTCATTTTACTTCCTCCAGTCATTAACTTTCCAAAACTTGCGCGGTTCATCTGTACATTGATCCTGACTTAAAACTAAGTTTACTTTTTAGCTTACTTAAAAATGTAATAGTAGGTGGAGCGGCTTTTGTCAGTGCCTTTGCAAATCCAGCACCTATTACAGCATCATCTATCCCTCCATACAAACGACTTCCTGTTTTTTGCAAAAAATTTCCTTCAATGGGTTCAGTTGATCCAGCGCCATGCGCTAACCCAGTTAAAGCTCCAAATTTAATTGGCCCTACTTTTTGTAAAGTTTTTGCAATTAATCCAGTTAACGCGGCAGGAACTGAGACAGGAGCAGACATAACCATGCCAGCAACCACTGGAGCAAATCCTGCGGCATCAATTGCTAGTGCTTTATTTGGGTTTTCGTTTTCATATCTATTAGCACTTTCTACAGCACTTCTTCTAGCTTGCTCAAACTCTTCTCCGCTTATTTGACCAGTTTTAAATAAGGCTTCCAATTCATCTCCAAAACCAAACAAAAAACTTTGTCCAGCATATCGTGCCGCGCCACCAGAATTTTCTGGAATATTATCTATAAATTGTTCATCAGCCATTACACGCTCCCACCTGACAACTCACGCGCCAGTATCTTTAATGTATCCGCAAAGCCTTTATCTAGCTCTTTAGCGGCTATTGCAAACTTTCTGGGAGAAATGTCATCAGACTTTAGACCACGGCGTTCTAAGAAGCTCTTTGCCGCTCTGATCTCTGCTTGCGCTACTTTTTTAACTGCCGCTTTAGCCATTACATTTGATCTCCGTTTTCGTTTTCACCCATACTATTTAACGCACCATAACTAATTATAGGCGCAATCGCCGCAGTAGGTACACCCTTTTTAATTACTGACTCTCTAAACTCTGGCGTTATCTTAATACCTCTTGAACTAAAAGGTTCACTAGTATTTAGCCTAGACTGTAATTGGCGGTGGGTCTAAAAATACTTGTCCTATCGGGGGATTTACATCAAACTTTTTAAGAAATTTCTTTAATCTGTTTTGAGTATCGCGTTATATAAAATTTTTCTGTACCTGGCTCTAAATCTTCAATATTTTTTCCAGTAACTTTAGCAATTGCCCCTATATCGTCAGGAAATGTTAAATAATCAACATTTGGATTGTTTACAGCATCCAGAATAGATTTGCCTATTATTTGGTCTACCCACTTGTCTTGAGATGACATAAATGGCGCGCCTGCTTTTTTAAATCCTTGCTCACCACTAAAGTTATCAAGCTCTATTTTTTTCATTTCGTTTCTGGCGTCAAGTATGTCCATTTTAAGTAACATATTATCAGCATTTAAATTGCCGTAATATCTTCTGAAACCTTCATTTAGCCAATCTACTGGCTTTGACGCCATATATTCCTGAACAGCTTCAACGCCCAATGGCTCTCTAGTCCAAGCAGTTTGCATTCTGCGAGCAAGTGGCTGATCAACAATTCTTTTGTCATCTTTGGCAAGTAAATTTACACCTCTAAACTCGTCAAAGTTGTAAAGTTGATAATGCAAAAACTCCAATTCATCTTCAGTCATTAATGCTGTATCTAATGGAAGCTCATCTTTAATCTTAAAGGCTTTTGCCATGTCTTTAAATGTTTCATACTGATCTGATGGGACATTTCTTGTTGGGTTTTTAATTAATTTATTTATTTGAAAAATAGCCGCTTCACGCCCAAGTCTACCCAACTCTTCTTGGTTTAAGTTATTGGCAAACATCTTTCGATTATTTTCTCTAAGTTTGTTAGAGTCAGCTATCATTGCCTTTTCATTTAGTTCGTTAAATCTAGCAACTAATAAACTTTCATCGTAATTTCTGGTTTCAAGTCTAGGTAAGTTTCTTTTCTTTTCATATATTGGTTCTGGATCAGTAAGATCTTTACCTTGCTGAAGTTGTTGAAATGGATCTGATTGCCCTTCGCCAACATACATAGCTTTTTCACCCGAACGTGTCGGAAAAATACCTGTTCTGCTGTGCATTACTGTACTAATAGCATCGTCTCCAAAATGACTTACTACCAGCAATCTGATTAGAATATTTATTCTTCTCTGTTGGATCAAAGTATTGAAATAAATTTTCTGTGTAGTCTTCAGCACCTTCTGGGAAATAATCTGAATATTCCGTGTCACCTGCACCAAAAACTCTAGGTACTTCTATGTTATTTCGTTGATAAAATGAAGGAGGATCTGCATCATAGGAGTCTTTCAGTGATTGACGTAACCGCCTTGTTAAGTAAGTATCTAAATCCATAGAGTCTGAATCGTCAGGATTATTTTTAATCTGTTCAAGAATATCTGAATTAGTATCACCAGAGCTTCCATACGCAACATCAGGTTCAAATGGCACTAGATCGTCAGGGTTAGACTTCATAGTATCAAGAATATTTAACTTTTCTTCATTGACCATATCTGTATCTTGCATAACTTCTCTTATAGCCAATTGCCCTTCTTTCATCTCTGGTCAAAAAATCCGTTTCACCAGTTAATCCTCAGTCAACTTTTCTTGTGTTTATTTCAAGTCTGGGATCATTTTCAGTAAGGTATTGAATAATTTCACTTTTAGTAACCTTTTTACCTTTAAAGAAATCATCTGCGCCAGACCACTCTAGCTCATCTGACTTTGCTCCATTCCTTAACATCATAGCCTTTAGCTGTTCGTAAGAGCCTTTTTCTTGCAACAATTCTTTAGCCGCCTTTATGGTTGGACTAAAAAATTTAGCTAAAGCACCTAATACATAGTCAGTAGGTTTTGACTAAGTTAGCCATATCACCACGCCTTACATGACCAGTATCTGGCCTTTGTCTTTGGGCCAGGGTTATCACAATTATGACGCGCTCTGAAGCTCTTTCTGCGACCTGCCTGTGCTTTCTTAATCTTCATATTGGCATCCCCAAAGGTAACTTTCTTAACTTTATCGCCATCAGTCACATATACAACAGACTTCTTCTTGCCATAAGATGCTTCACCTTTAGCTATTCTGCGTGGCTTGTTTAGAGTTACAGTTCTACCTTGGTATTTTGCCATTATCGTTTAACTCCTAAATTAGTTGGGCTTAGTATGCCATCTTCTATATCTTCAGAACCTCTAAGATATTTAAGTTCTACAGGTATAGTTGACCTACCACTTTCTATGCCTTCAATAATCCTATGGTTGCCTTCAACCACAAATGGCACGCCATCTTCACGCACATGGATAAGAATTGGAGACGCCTCGTAGCCACCCTCTGCAATACTTTCCCTGAGATCTTGCATTTTTCTTGCGTCAGGTCTAAAGCTCTCTTCACCCATTGAGCCTCTAACATCTACAAGCATATTTGGATCAATTTCTATTGGCTTGCTAAAGTATCCAGTGACACCATCTGAGTTACCTAAGTTTGCCCGATATGTATTTGGAGGTGCATTCTGTTTTGAGCGTTCAGCAAATCTTATTTTGCTTGCAAGCCAATCTTCGTTTGGGTTGTCCACTTTCAGTGTAGGTTGTGCATCTTTGGCAATCTGTATTGTAATCGCGTTAGCTTCACGAGGATCGATAACACCTGAACGAGCGGCAGTTTCCAATGTAGCCTGAATAGCTTCATCAGATGCAGACGCAATGTCATCCGTGTCTATTCCAATTTGCTTTGCAATGTCAGCAAGTTTTTGGTTGGACTTAACATTAAGACCAAACAACTCACGACCCAGAGACATAGCTAATTTACTTAGGGAGCCAAACATTACTTCTTATGTACTTTCTGAATATCAAATGACGCTTTTCTTACAGCACCTTTATGTGGTTTGTATTCGCCCTTCATGAGCTTATAGCCTTTACCAGACTTCATCCAATGGTAACCTTTTGGTGCTTGTACTGTCTTCTTAACCATTACTTCTTGCCTTTCCAGCTTATGCGCTTTTTAGATGTCTTTTTCTTAGTGGCTGTTTTACTCGCCTTGCTTTTGCATTGTGCCATAGTTGGTCTACATGCTGGGTAACCTCGTTTAGTCTTTGTGCGTGACTTACGACCACAAGGCTTACCTGTCTTGCAGTCAACCCAACCTTTGCCATTGTTCTGAGAGAACCAAGTTTTTAAGCTGTTACTACTTTTTTTTGGCACTTTTCTTACCCCAATTTTTTGCGCCTACCTTGCGACATTTAACTAAAGCACCTGACCCATAAGCAGAAGGCCATGTACCACCATTGCGTGTATATCTGCCTTTTACTTTTCTATAACATGCGTCTCGTTTAGCTTTTTTCTTTGCAGGCATTGCCTCTTTCCTTTTAGTTTAAATTCACTATACTGTATTTCCTATTAGAAAGGAATATAAAATGGACGACCCACATACTATACGCCAAATTGTCTGGGATAGAACTTGGAAACTTGCTGAAGATGTTCATCAAAACTCTGACAAAAGTGGAAACTTAACGACTGACCAAGAGAATAAGATAGAGGGTTTAGACAAATACCTTTGCAGTGCGCTTGGAATAAATAGAAAAGATTTTCCAGATCCAGATGGCGGTTAACGATTATAGGGATACCCACGATTTTCCATTCTCCTTATTTCCATCATTATATCATCTATAGTTTTTGTTGTTAAATCTTGTGATGGAACTGACATAGTAATAGCTCTCGTATCACTAACTTCAGGTTTATTAGCCAATCTTCTTTCTTTTAGATACTTTGGAAGCAATAAATCTCTAGGTATATCCACAAATGCTCCACCTTTAGTAGATGTTCTATACAATGGAGTATTTGGGACACGAGGTATTGATACAGGATATGTGTTATGATCGGTTACTCTTGTTGTAGGTGCATTGTAATCAATTTGACCTATTATGCGACCAGTAGCATCTCCAGTACCCATACCAAACATATCTTGTACAGATGTAGCCGCTCTTGCTGAAGCAACATCTGGAAAACCTTGGCTATTCCATTTTCCAGTTTCCATTGTTTTAACAAAAAGTTTTCGATCATTTCCGCCTTCTGGTCTATTTAAAAAATCCCTAAGTTTTTTCATTTTTTCAGGATTGTCTTGAACACCATTTAAACCTGGCCAATTTTCAATACGATCTTTCATAAGATCATCAAACTCTTTAACTGATTTATTAGTAATTTTAGCATTCGGCATCATGGCAATAATTGTATCAGATACCATTGTAGAGTAGTCGTTACTTTCACCACCCATGTTAGTATACACACCAAAAACTGGCTTGCCTTCTTTGGTAATTTCACCAGTTTTTTTATCTATTTTTTGACCTGAAGCACGTTTTGCGGCGTTCATAACTGTTGTGACAGGACTTTTATTACTTGCACCAAATCTATTTGCATCAAAATTAGATCCTTGTCATTGGATACTGATATCCAGCGTCAAGAGGCACAGGGAATGCAAGATTTTCATCATTTACCCGTGTGAGTACACCCAGATCACTTCGATCCCACATAGTAGGTATTACAGCAACGTCTTCATCAAAAAACCTTTCCAATGGAAAAGGCTCAACATCAACAACATCATCAGGTTTTATAATCGTGCGTCCAGTTTCTTCAAGTGGAACATTACCAACATTTACTTTAATACGACCTAAATCTGTATTTTGCATTTTTTCGCGTGTTGTTAACTTGCTTCCACGATTCATGTTTTGAATAATATCTATTCAGTAAAGAACCAAGCGCACCTTGATCTTTTATTACCTAGTTTTTAATAGGAAATCTTTGTAATTAGGCATTACTTCTTGGCTTTCTTCTTCTTCTTACGTTTTGCAACAGCCCTTAAATCAGCACCAGTAATTTTCTTTTTATTACCTGCAACCGCCGCTAACTTTTTTTGCTTTGGGGAATACTTACTGTATGGCATGTTAGCCTCCTAGAAGTTTGTTCATCATGTCGTGGACGCTACCGCCATCAAGCTTCATAACCTTTACTTTGACATCTCTGCCATCTGGCATTTCCATCATTTCATTGTGGTGGCAATCGCAATCTTCTTCGCCTTCACAATCGCAGTCATCCTCATACATATCATCTTCATCGTATTCGTCGCCGAGTACATGCTCTTGATGGCACAACAATAAGAAGTTAACGAGTTGATCATCTGATAGTTCTAATCCATCAGCGTCATGTGGGAAGCCCATTTTCTCTTCAAAAAGAATTGCATTGTCTTCCATATTTCCGATATTTACTTCAGCCATTTTAACCTCCTAAGTTACTTGGGCGCATTCTAGGCATTGGGGATGTCATTTCAGTCATACCTGCCGCTTCACCAGTAGGTAAATTACCAGCTTCTATGTCACGTTGCCTTGCATCAAAAGCGGCTTGCTGTTGCTCTTGGAGTTTTCGATTAAACTCTTGCATACGTTTTCTTCCATTTCAGCTTCACATCATTAGGCGCATACCCATTCTCATTTCAGCTGAATCAGAATTGCACCAGAATTCCCATATCAGGCATCGCACCCACAACACTACCAAACATCTCACGTTGGCGATCAGTAAGTGCGCCACCATTTTGGATCATTTTGCCAAGATCCATTAATTCTTTTGCAGATTCTTCATCCATGTCATTCGGATTAATGCTTTGCAGAAATTGTTTAAGCAGTTGAAAGTCAGGGTTTTCTTCGATGTTTGGCATAACTGCCTCCTTTTGTATGTTTTTATTCTGCACTCATTCTTGCGCCAGTTAAATATTTTTCTTCAATGTATTTTCCGTCTGGAGTTTTATACATCACTGTACCATCGTCTAATGTTTCTTTAGATAACAATTCATCAATTCTTATTCCAGATGCGTATCTACGCAACCAATCTGGTATACCTACGCCTGAACCACCTTTGTAGTATCTACTGAATATATCATTAGCAACGTCACTTCTTGATCTATCGTTCAGAGTTGTATTGTTATCGTCTGACCCACTCATACGAGCATCTCTTGCTTGAGAGAAAATAGATGTTGGGTTTTGATCAATTCTGTCTTTTGAACTGCTTCTATAGCTACTTGGATTATAATCTACAGTGGTTGTACCATCATTATATCCAACATACTCACCTTTTTCGTTGTATATTGGAGTAGCTCCAGCTTGTAACGCCGCAGTCTGTTCAGCTATAACAGCCTTTCGATCCTTCAATGCCACCTTCCAACATCTTCTCACCTAAGTAGCCACCTATTAACGGAACAGTCATACCTGGCAAGAATGATGTAAAGTATGCCAAATCACTTGGCGGTATATCTCTTTTCATTATTTGATTTGCTATTGCGGCATCTCGCCTCAATATCATTCATTCCAGTTGTATCAACTTGTAGGTTGTTGCTGTAGTCATCAGATACGCCGTAAACGTAGTCTCTTTGTCCAGTAACAGGATCTAAGTATAGCCACCACCTTCTAGTGATTTACCAGTTATAGTATCGACTAACTGACCATTTACATAAGCGGCATTATCACCAGGTGTAAATAGGTTTGCCATTGTCTCTCTACTTGAATTTAATATCGGCGCACCACCAAGCCCACTAAAACTTCCAATGTTATTTTTTTGATTATCAAAAGTACCACGAATTACGTTGCCAGTAGATGTCATTCCACCAGGTGCTATTAATTCACCTGTAGCATCATCGACAAGCTGACCACGAACATATGAAGCTCCATCATTTGGTGTAAAGAAGTTAGCCATCTCTTCAGCTTGCGTGTTGTATACATTCTCAAGGCCAGTGTAATTTGCTGTCGTCGTCGCAAACTGAGGAGCATTTCCTGACGCAACCGACGACAATGCACCCACTTGCTCACCTTCAACTACAGGTTCAGACATTTCTTAAACCATATTGATCAACAATGATGGACTTGCACCAAAACTACCTTTTGTTAATAAATTTTCCACAAGTCTCCATCATTTGCAGATCCTTGTGAAAATGCAAAGTCA